TTACGCCTTCTTTATATCCTCCATAATTCCACAGTGGGACATATTTGGGACATTATCACCAAAAATGTCGTCTATTTTCCTTGCATGCTCTGTCAAATGATTAGGCGCAAGGTGAGCATACCTACGAACCATTTCTATGGACTCCCATCCGCCCATTTCCTGAAGCACTGATAATGGGACGCCTGACTGGATCAGCCAGCTTGCCCAGGTGTGTCTGAGGTCATGGAAACGGAAATCTTCAATTCCTGCACGACGACAAGCTGATAGCCATGATGTCTTGCTGTCGATGCGCATCTTCCTGACCGCAGGCGTTGATGTTCCATCTGCTCGCTTAGCCGCCTTGGTATGTACAAACACCCATTTGTGATGCTTGCCTATTTGATCACGCAACACTTTACAGGCGGTATCGTTCAGCGCCACACCAATGGCGCGGTTTGATTTGCTCTCTTCTGGATTCACCCAGGCAACTCGTCGCTGCATGTCGATTTGTTGCCATTCCAGATTTATGATGTTCGACTTTCTCAGACCAGTTGCCAGCGCAAACTTGACGACAGATTTCAGTGGTTCGGGGCACTCATCAATAAGGCGTTTTGCTTCCTCCTTTTCCAGCCATCTGACTCGCTTGTTTCTGACCGCTGGTATCTTGATGACAGGCGCTTTTTCCAGCCACTTCCAGTCGCGTTCTGCAGCACGGAGAATGGCCTTTATCATGGCAAGATGCTTTGCCTTTGTCTGAGTTGATACTGGCTTTGGTTCATAAACAGGCAGTTCTTTACCTTTCCTGATGGCGGCCTGAACTTTCTGTTTCCATATTTCTTTCGTCTTTCTGTTATGCATTCTGCTTACAGCAGAGTAAATCTTTGCCTCCGAGATATCTTTAAGCCTTATACCCTCAAAATGTTCAAGCCAGAACTCAATCCGGCTTTTATCTGAATCGAGAGATTTTTTATCAGCTTTTTCCTCAAGCCATCTTAGGCAGGCCTCTTCAAAAGTGACATCAGGTAAATCCCCTAGCTTTTCTACTCGCCAGAGTTCTGCTTTTCGCTTGTCGTGCAACTCCTGAGCTTGCCGCTTGTCCTTTGTGCCAAGAGATTCCTTAATTCGTTTCCCGCCCGGGAGCGAATACGAGGCATACCATATTTCATTTCTGCGGAAGAGTGACATTTTCTTTCCTCTGTTATGCCATCACCCGCGCTCACCTGGGCAGTATGCAGCGGAGACTGAAGCGCCGCAATGCAGGCTTGCCGTGTTGTGAGGTAAGGAGATTTTGGCTTGGTTGGATCTTTACGTGTTGCCTGTAGGCGGCCTGTTCGTATCCAGTTGGTGGCGGTTGGTCTGGATATCTTAAGAAACTGACAGGCCTCATCGAGTGTGAGGCTGTATGATTCCATGGTTACCTCTGCTTTTTGAACGCATGTCACGTAACTTCTTAATGTGTTCTGCCGTTTCGATCTCTTCTGCTATCCGATCTGCATCAGCTTTATTCACAGGTTCAAAGTCATGATTAAAGCGGAACATGCTGGCGATACATGTTCTGCCTTTTCGGATGTAGTGAACTTTGTTGTGGGTAGAACGCAGGATTTTGCAGGGAGTGCCGTGGTGGTCGACGTACCAGGTGTTAGGAAAAATGATTCTGAACATTTTTACACCTCAGTTGGACGATGTTGAAATTTGCTGCTTTGAGGCCATCACAGTCCCCATTGTTTGTTCTTAAGTTCGATCTCCTCCTGGCAACTTGCACAAGTCCGACAACCCTGAACAGCCAGGCGTCTTCGCTCATCTATCGGATCGCCACACTCACAACAATGAGTTGCGGATACAGTCTGGTAGTTCAGACGACGCATTTTTATTGCTGTATTGCGCTGTAATTCTTCGATTTCTGATGCTGAATCAATGATGTCTGCCATCTTCCATTAATCCCTGAATTGTTGGTTAATACGCTTGAGGATGAATGCGAACAATAAAAAAGGAGCCTGTAGCTCCCTGATGATTTTGCTTTTCATGTTAACCGTTCCTTAAAGACGCCGTTTAACATGCCGATCGCCAGGCTTAAATGAGTCGGTGTGAATCCCATCAGCGTTACCGTTTCACGGTGCTTCTTCAGTACGCTACGGCAAATGTCATCGACGTTTTTATCCGGAAACTGCTGTCTGGCTTTTTTGATTTCAGAATTAGCCAGACGGGCAATGCTGCGAAGGGCGTTTTCTTGCTGAGGTGTCATTGAACAAGCCCCATGTCGGCAAGCATAAGCACACAGAATATGAAGCCCGCTGCCAGAAAAATGCATTCAGTGGTTGTCATACCTGGTCTCTCTCATCTGCTTCTGCTTTCGCCACCATCATTTCCAGCTTTTGTGAAAGGGATGTGGCTAACGTATGAAATTCTTCGTCTGTTTCTACTGGTATTGGCACAAACCTGACTCCAATTTGAGCAAGGCTATGTGCCATCTCAATACTCGTTCTTAACTCAACAGGAGATGCTTTGTGCATACCGCCTCCCGTTTATTATTTATCTTCTCAGCCAGCCGCTGTGCTTTCAGTGGATTTCTGATAACAGAAAGGCCGGGAAATACCCAGCCTCGCTTTGTAACGGAGTAGACGAAAGTGATCGCGCCTACCCGGATATTATCGTGAGGATGCGTCATCGCCATTGCTCCCCAAATACAAAACCAATTTCAGCCAGTGCCTCGTCCATTTTTTCGATGAACTCCGGCACCATCTCGTCAAAACTCGCCATGTACTTTTCATTCCGCTCAATCACGACATAATGCAGGCCTTCACGCTTCATGCGCGGGTCATAGTTGGCAAAGTACCAGGCATCTTTTCGCGTCACCCACATGCTGTACTGCACCTGGGCCATGTAAGCCGATTTTATTGCCTCGAAACCACCGAGCCGGAATTTCATGAAATCCCGGGAGGTAAACGGGCATTTCAGTTCAAGGCCGTTGCCGTCACTGCATAAACCATCGGGAGAGCAGGCGGTGCGCATACTTTCGTCGCGATAGATGATCGGGGATTCAGTAATATTCACGCCGGAAGTGAATTCAAACAGGGTTCTGGCGTCGTTCTCGTACTGTTTTCCCCAGGCCAGCGCCTTAGCATTAACTTCCGGAGCCACACCGGTGCAAACCTCAGCCAGCAGGGTGTGGAAGTAGGACATTTTCATGTCAGGCCACTTCTTTCCTGAGCGGGGCTTTGCTATCACGTTGTGAACTTCTGAAGCGGTGATGACGCCGAGCCGTAATTTGTGCCATGCATCATCCCCCTGTTCGACAGCTCTCACGTCGATCCCGGTACGCTGCAGGATAATGTCCGGTATCATGCTGCCACCTTCTGCTCAGTGGCTTTCTGTTTCAGGAATCCAAGAGCTTTCACTGCTTCGGCCTGTGTCAGTTCTGACGATGCGCGAATGTCGCGGCGAAATATCTGGGAACAGAGCGGCAATAAGTCGTCATCCCATGTTTTATCCAGGGCGATCAGCAGAGTGTTAATCTCCTGCATGGTTTCATCGTTAACCGGAGTGATGTCGCGTTCTGGCTGACGTTCTGCAGTGTATGCAGTATTTTCGACAATGCGCTCGGCTTCATCCTTGTCATAGATACCAGCAAATCCGAAGGCCAGACGGGCACACTGAATCATGGCTTTATGCCGTAACATCCGTTTGGGATGCGACTGCCACGGCCCCGTGATTTCTCTGCCTTCGCGGGTTTTGAATGGTTCGCGGCGGCATTCATCCATCCATTCGGTAACGCAGATCGGATGATTACGGTCCTTGCGGTAAATCCGGCATGTACAGGATTCATTGTCCTGCTCAAAGTCCATGCCATCAAACTGCTGGTTTTCATTGATGATGCGGGACCAGCCATCAACGCCCACCACCGGAACAATGCCGTTCTGCTTATCAGGGAAGGCGTAAATTTCTTTCGTCCACGGATTAAGGCCGTACTGGTTGGCGACGATCAGCAATGCGATGAACTGCGCATCGCTGGCATCACCTTTAAATGCCGTCTGGCGAAGAGTGGTGATCAGTTCCTGTGGGTCGACAGAATCCATGCCGACACGTTCAGCCAGCTTCCCTGCCAGCGTTGCGAGTGCTGTACTCATCCGTTTTATACCTCTGAATCAATATCAACCTGGTGGTGAGCAATGGTTTCAACCATGTACCGGATGTGTTCTGCCATGCGCTCCTGAAACTCAACATCGTCATCAAACGCACGGGTAATGGCTTTTTTGCTGGCCCCGTGGCGTTGCAAATGATCGATGCATAGCGATTCAAACAGGTGCTGGGGCAGGCCTTTTTCCATGTCGTCTGCCAGTTCTGCCTCTTTCTCTTCACGGGCGATCTGCTGGTAGTAACGCGCCCAGCTCTGAGCCTCAAGACGATCCTGAATGTAATAAGCGTTCATGGCTGAACTCCTGAAAATGGCTGTGAAAATATCGCCCGCGAAATGCCAGGCTGATTAGGAAAACAGGAAAGGGGATTAGCGATTCAGGCCGTTAGCGCGTCCGTCGAGAAAAACTTCCACGAGCAAATCACGGGTATAAGTGCGCTCGATGCCGCGATGCAGATAAAGCCGTCCGCGTAAATTACCTGATGCAGTCCAGGTACCATCTTTGTGTTTGACCAGCATTCCTGGCATGATCGCACCTCGATTAACGGTCTGCGTTCCGTAATGTTGATGAACCATAAAAACTCCTGCCCGTAAGCTGGGCTGCTGAACATATAGAGACTTCTGCGCGTATTCAGGCGGTGGATGGCCGCCGGTTGTCATAACTAAGTCGCCTCGTTGAAGCGACTGAGGTATGAAGTGTTGAGTTGATTTCAGCTGGTCACACCGACGTTCACGCGTCCGCTTCACCCCTCGCACTCCCCGGAGCCTGCTGAAATTCAAGCTGCGGATCTAAGCGGTCATCGCAACGGTGAATCAGGTGATTGCCGTATCGTTGTGTTGTTGCGACATGGTGATAATAGCTATTGCTATTGGCTGTATCAATACTTATTGCTATTGATTAATGTGTTTTGATATTAACTGTTTGATAGCAAAAAGAATTAATTTTGTGACTTGCATCGCATAGCGATAACTGAAGGGAGGATGTGGTGGTTTTTCGAACGGTTTGTGTGATGAGGGGACAAAAGAAAACCCGGCACGGTGGCCGGGATTCTTACGCAGGTAGGTAAAGATATGATTGTGGTGGCTTAATATTACTACCTAGAGCAGAGATAGGAATTGGTTCTTTATATCTTTCCACTTCACCAATTTTTATTGCGTAGGCCTTTTCTCTACCTGAATAATATGAGTCATAAAATTGCTTAGAAATACCTGCGTGTTTTTCCGTCTTTTTCCAAAGAGATTCCGGTTCGTCACTTAGTATTGATTCAATACGGAATTGACCAACAACTTTACCTAATGGCATCGTGGCATAAATAACAACGGTGCTAATTTGCGGATTTTTGAATATACCTTTACGAAACTCGAACCGCTTTGTTCCGTTCAATATTTTTTCTGCAAACTCAGGCTTAATGGATAATAAAACTTTCATTTATCTTGCCTAACTCGATGATCTTTAAGAACTGCTCATTTGTGAGTTTAAAGTGACTCCATCGGAATGCACGCGAACCATTTAGCCCCACATGATCTATTAAAATAGCACGATTGGGTCTCTTTGGCAAAGACAGATTGTATGTGAATCTTATAATGAAAGGGTATCGACGTTCTTTATAGATTTTTCTGAGTTCATCTTCAGAAAATACGCTAAAACGAATACAATAGTCTACAAAACTATCTTCGCTTAAAAATTCAGAAATATTTTTTACGCTCTCAACTACACATAATGTACTGGCTACAGAACGATAGCGAGCTGGCCCTTTTTTGTCTCCGGTTCTATAGATGACAATGATATCTCCTCTTTTCATTCCCATCACAGAACGCATTCCACATATGTAAATTTTATGAATGCTGTTAGCATGGGATATATCTTTGACAATATCTGGTGATTCATTTACAAGTTTTGAATCAGGGAATAGTCTAGTGTGATATTCGGGATAAATCGCCAGTAAATATTTGTTGGCCCTTGATGTCATTATTCGAGGGTAATCTAATAAAATATCACCATAAGGCTCATGCAAAGACCTCGCATATACAAACTCTTTCCCGTTATGTGTTTCTTTTTCACCATGAATGTAAAATCCGTACGTTTGGAAAAGTTTTATTAGATGGACGTGTTTGTCGAAAACAGTAACATAAATATCATCAGATTTTGATGAAAATGCATGGTCAAACGCTTTTTTTAGAAATCGTTGTCCGCGAAGGGTGCCTTTAGATTCAAATTTGAATGTTCCTATCTTTAGATGACGTCCTGGTGGGAGCGCTGGATTAATGTCATTTGCATCATCATTTTCTTTTAGATACATAAAACCTTCGATTTTATGCTTGTCATCATAGAGCACATAAGCTGATTCTCCTTCTCTGGCTTTTTTTTCTAACCAAAGAGGAAACTCTTTATAATCTTTTTTTAAAGAGTCAAAAAATGGGTCATTGTGATCAAAATCAGAGAATTTCTCATATTTTAAAGTATCCATTAAGTTCTCCATTCTAAAATGAATAATTAAGTTGTTTTACTGAATGAGCACAATGCCCGGTTGATAATTTTTAATTGGTACTATCCATGCTTCCTATACGTCTGCGGCATGCTCCCAATAACTTTCCCGAAGATAAATACCCGGTTCATCTCATCTTTCTCGATCGGGTCCCACGGTGAGTAGCTTTTGTTATCAGAGATAACCAGCAGCTTATCCTTCATCATTTGCAGGCGCTTTACATGGGCTGTGTCGTCGTACAGAAACGCATAGATACCATCACCGTCGAAAGATTTAACCGTGATATCAACGAATAGAAGATCACCAGGTTCAATCGTTCCTGACATGCTGTCACCGCGTACGTTAATGATGCGGATATTTTCTGCCTTCCTACCATCGAACATGTGACGAGCATCGTCAAACGAGTACTCAACCGAGCGTAGAACTTCTACAAACTCACGGTTGATGACTCCCGGCCCGGCACTCACTTCTATATCAAGAACGTCAATCTTGAAGTATTTGGGATGGTTGGCAGTAGGCTTCCCTAATTGTTGACCGTCATTTCTCATCGGGCCTATGCCTGATGAGAGCCACTCTGTTCGAACACCCAATGCATTAGCTATTTCAACAATTTTTGTTGAGCCGCGCGCGTTGCCGCTTGTCAGTCTCCAGATTGTGGGTTGAGCTACGCCAGACGCCTTTGCAAGAGCGCCTTGAGACATTCCAGATTGTTCCATCGCTAGGTTTAAGCGATCAGCAAGAGTTTCTTTTTTCATAAGTTTTAATTTATACGCTTGCGTATTGATGGTCAAAACACGTTTTGCTATTGTTATGATTAATACGTATTGCTATTATTTATTCATTGTAATACCAATAGGAATTAATAATGACAAATCAAACCATTCAACTCGCAATCAGTATTACAGGTAGTCAAAAACGACTGGCAGATCTATGCGGTGTAGCCCAGCCCACTGTTTGGCGTTGGCTACACGGTGGCGGAATTGATGCCCGCTATGTAATGAAAATTGTCTCAGCCACTGGTGGAAAGATTAAACCAGCAGATATTCGTCCCGACCTCGCACCATTGTTTAACGCGAGTAATTCTGCCGCCTAATCTGCGGCGTTAACTGATAAGGCAATGACTATGCAACCACTTACATACCAACAGACTAGCGGATTTAGCCCGACTGCGGTGATAAATCGTTCTCAAACAAAACAAGCTCCAGGCCACGAAAAAATCCGTGATGCCGTCCGCGCCTGGTCGGCTGCAGATAATCAGGATGTTGTTGCCGCACTCATTGTGAATGAGTATCGGGAGCAGGGCGGCGGCACCATCGATTTCCCTGATGATGTCAGCCGTGCACGCCAGAAGCTGTTCCGCTTCCTCGATAACAAATTCGATTCTGAAAAATACCGAAATAACGTGCGTGAACTGACCCCGGCAATTCTGGCGGTACTACCGCTGGAATATCGCGGTTACCTGGTTGAGCAGGATAGCTTCATGGCTAGGTTGGCTGAAATGGAAAAGGAACTCAGTGAGGCAAAACAGGCTGTCATTCTCAACGCACCACGCCACCAGAAACTGAAGGAAATTAGTGAAGGTATTGTGTCGATGTTTCGTGTGGACCCAGATCTGGCTGGTCCATTGATGGCGATGGTTACTACCATGCTGGGGGCGATATGACAGGTTCAGAAATGGCGAAAGCCGGTCTGCTGGAACAGAACCGACTTTCAGGTGCAAATCGTAACACACTCATTGCGGGAGGAATTATGGCAAACACTGCTGAGATATTCAATTTTCCAGTGCCGGATGCGGCACAAAAGGAGCCGCGCGTGGTAGATCTCGATGATGGTTATACGCGCATTGCAAATGAGTTGCTGGAAGCTGTGATGCTGGCCGGATTAACACAGCACCAGCTTCTGGTCTTTCTGGCTGTCATGCGCAAAACATATGGCTTTAATAAAAAACTGGATTGGGTTAGCAACGAGCAACTTTCCGAATTAACCGGGATATTGCCGCACAAGTGTTCTGCTGCAAAAAGTGTTCTGGTAAAGCGTGGGATTTTTATTCAGAGCGGGCGGAATACCGGCATTAATAATGTGGTCAGTGAATGGTCAACATTACCCGAATCAGGTAAGAGAAATAAAGTTTACCTGAAAGAGGTAAATTTACCTGAATCAGGTAAAAAAAGTTTACCCAAATCAGGTAAAGGCGTTTACCCGAATCAGGTAAACACAAAAGACAAACTAACAAAAGACAATATAAAACCTTTTTCGTCCGAGAATTCTGGCGAATCCTCTGACCAACCAGAAAACGATCTTCCTGTGGTGAAACCGGATGCTGCAATTCAGAGCGGCAGCAAGTGGGGGACAGCAGAAGACCTGACCGCCGCAGAGTGGATGTTTGACATGGTGAAGACCATCGCGCCATCAGCCAGAAAACCGAATTTTGCAGGGTGGGCTAACGATATCCGCCTGATGCGTGAACGTGACGGACGTAACCACCGCGACATGTGCGTGCTGTTCCGCTGGGCATGCCAGGACAACTTCTGGTCCGGTAACGTGCTAAGTCCGGCCAAACTCCGCGACAAGTGGACCCAGCTCGAAATCAACCGAAACAAGCAACAGGCTGGCGTGACAGCCGGCAAACCAAAACTCGACCTGACGAACACTGACTGGATTTACGGGGTGGAGCTATGAAAAACATCGCCGCACAGATGGTTAACTTTGACTGTGAGCAGATGCGCCGGATCGCCAACAACATGCCGGAACAGTACGACGAAAAGCCACAGGTACAGCAGGTAGCGCAGATCATCAACGGTGTGTTCAGCCAGTTACTGGCAACTTTCCCGGCGAGCCTGGCTAACCGTGACCAGAATGAACTGAACGAAATCCGCCGCCAGTGGGTTCTGGCTTTCCGGGAAAACGGGATCACCACAATGGAACAGGTTAACGCTGGAATGCGCGTAGCCCGTCGGCAGAATCGACCATTCCTGCCATCACCCGGGCAGTTTGTCGCCTGGTGCCGGGAAGAAGCATCTGTTAACGCCGGGCTGCCAAACGTCAGCGAGCTGGTTGATATGGTTTACGAGTATTGCCGGAAGCGTGGCCTGTATCCGGATGCAGAGTCTTATCCGTGGAAATCGAACGCGCATTACTGGTTGGTTACCAACTTGTACCAGAACATGCGGGCCAATGCGCTGACTGACGCGGAATTACGGCGCAAGGCTGCCGATGAACTGACCTGTATGACAGCGCGAATTAACCGTGGTGAGACGATACCTGAACCAGTAAAACAACTTCCTGTTATGGGCGGTAGACCTCTAAATCGTGCACAGGCTCTGGCGAAGATCGCAGAAATTAAAGCTAAGTTTGGACTGAAAGGATCGATGAAATAGAGCTAAAATATTAGCTTTAAAATAAAGTATATCTAGCGAATATAATCCAGGACTGGTTGTAATGCCCGCAATAATTGATTGCGTGAGTAATAAAATTTTTCTTCCATTGTAATCATTTAACCATAAAGTTTATGTGGATATTTTATTTGTGTGTTGATTTTTTTGTAACGTTCTGTATATTTCGCACCTCTTGTCATACCAGTTATTTTTTTCATTATATTCATAACGTTGATTGAACTATGACCACTGTGAATAAAAAGTTAAAAAAAACTGCATCTGGCGCGATTACATGGTCAGTAATTGTTACCCAGATATTATCTCCAGTTTCTCTTTCTTTGATTCCGGCAAACAGTTTTGCATCGTCTGATAATAAAGATGTTACGCAAATTTATGCTAGCGATGAGCGTGCAAATAAAGTGGCCTCATTTGCAGTAAGTGCAGGTCAGAGTCTGGCGAATAATAATGCAAGTAGTTTTTCTGTAAATACTTTATCAACTCAGGCGACAAAAGAGGTCGTCGATTGGTTGCAACAATATGGCAATGCGCGCATCAAGCTTAATGTCGATGATTCTTTTTCCTTGAAGGATTCATCATTCGACTTTTTATATCCATGGCTGGATACTCAGGATTATGTGCTATTCAGTCAGACATCACTACATCGTACTGATGACCGTAATCAGACCAATATTGGTTTGGGGATTCGTCATTTCACTCCTGATAATGCAATGTTGGGTGCGAATGTTTTCTACGATTATGATTTAAGTCGCAGCCACTCTCGCGCAGGTTTTGGGGTTGAGTACTGGAGAGATTATTTCAGGTTTGGTGTAAATACCTATTTTGGTTTATCTGACTGGAAGGACAGTCGGGATATTGATGATTATCTGGAAAGACCCGCAAATGGCTGGGATTTTTCTGCTGAAGGATGGCTACCTGCTTATCCGCAATTAGGGGCATCTATTCAGTTTGAAAAATATTATGGTAAAAATGTCGGATTATTTGGAAGCGATAATCTGCAGGAAAACCCTTACGCAGTTACTGGGGGAATTTCTTATACACCAGTTCCTCTGATTAAGTTTTCTGCACAGCATAAGCAAGGACAGAGCAACGTTCACGATACAACCTTTGGTGTTGAGTTTAATTACCGCCCAGGCGTTTCCCTTGCTGAACAGCTTAGCAGTGACAATGTTGCAGTTATGCGAGAAGTCCAGAACCGGCGTTATGATTTTGTTGAACGAAATAACAACATTGTTCTGGAGTACAAGAAGAAGCATGCACTGAAAATCAGCTTACCAGAGTCTGTTCAGGGGGATGGCGAATCAATCATCCCTGTAACACTGACAATCAACAATGCCAGTGGTGGTATCAAGTCTGTACAGTGGAATGATAGTGTATTCACTGCGGCTGGCGGTAAGATCAGTGGAAATGGCACATCATGGCAGGTCACTTTACCGGCTTATAAAAGCGAAGGTGTAAATTCGTGGAATGTTGGAGCCACGGTCCAGGATAATAGAGGCAACGTTTCCAACTATGCGGTGATGAATATTAGCGTTATTAATAGTGGTGTCTCGACAGCGGATTCTTCTTTTATGTTGGATGGAGATTCATCTCCGACGATCTCTGCTGATGGTCAATCCACTCATCCAATAGTATTAAGCCTGAAAGACAGTAACGGTAAGGCATTAACCGGACTGGCTGATGACATTGAAATGTCAGTGGAATTTACTGCGGATAGCAATAGTGCTCGACAGCGTGAAACGGTAACTGCCCCGTCATTAGGCGCGGTAGAGGAAATCTCTGCTGGTGTATATCGCTCTGTTCTGACTGCTGGTTCGCAGGCTGGCACAGTACGTGTAACAGCAAAAGTTCAGGGAAAAACCTTTACTTTGAATATTAAGCAGGCAGCCGTTATTGATAGTGATGTCTCGACAGCGGATTCTTCTTTTACGTTGGATGGTGATTCGTCTCCGACGATCTCTGCTGATGGTCAATCCACTCATCCAATAGTATTAAGCCTGAAAGACAGTAACGGTAAGGCATTAACCGGACTGGCTGATGACATTGAAATGTCAGTGGAATTTACTGCGGATAGCAATAATGCTCGACAGCGTGAAACGGTAACTGCCCCGTCATTAGGCGCGGTAGAGGAAATCTCTGCTGGTGTATATCGCTCTGTTCTGACTGCTGGTTCGCAGGCTGGTACGGTACGTGTAACTGCAAAAGTAATGGATAAAACATTTACTCTCAGTATTAAGCAAACAGCAGCAACAGAACCTGATTCTGAGGTCAGTGCTGTTTTAACCGCTGCACCAGCAGAACAGGTAGTTGGTTACAATATCAATCTACAACTGGCAGTGAAGGATTCACAAGGAAATGCAATCACTGGTGATAACACTCTGAGCTTTTATGCTCTTAACCAGGCAGAAGGAGTCGAGTTTGGGGCTGTAACGGAAAAAGACGGTGTCTATAGCGCGACAGTAACTTCAAAACGAGCTGGTAAGATTCGGATCGGTGTTAAATCGGGTAGTCACAATTTCTCAGGTATTGAGAAAGAAATCTCCTTTATTGAAGATCGAACACAGTTCGCATTCTCTCGTATTGAAGCCAGTAAAAATAATGCATTGGCTGACGGCAAACAAAAGAATACGGTGACTGTAAGCCTTGCAGATCGTTTCGGCAATGTTGTGCCCGGTTATGCTGTTACGCTGTCCTTACCTGCGGGGGTAACTCAAGTTGGTGGTGAACATGCTGTGTCAACTGACGAAAACGGTAATGCTGTTTTTGCGTTAATAAGCTCCACTCCGGGTTCTTACGTGATTAAAGCTCATGCTGGTTCTCAGATGTCTACTGAGTTAACAGTAACCTTTGCATCAAATATGATCGGAGCTTCACTGTCACTGACGCCTGGAAACAGTAGCTTAATTTCCAATATTCCTGCTAATGGTAAGGATGCTGCGGTATTGAATGTGCAACTGACAAATACGAATGCGTCGGTCAATGGACAGAAGATTCAGCTCATCACCTCATCTGAAGGATTGTCTGTACCGACAAATATCGTGACTGATTCAACAGGGCATGTTTCCGTACCACTTACAACGGTGAGAGCTGGTGAGTATACGGTGGCTGCACGAGTGACTGACGGTTCCCATAGTGTGGAGTCTGGCAGCGTTAAGTTAACTTTTGTACCAGATGCTGCTTCCGCAGAACTTACTATGAGTACATCAAAACAGCAGATTGTGGCCGATGGTAGTGAAAGTGCAACAGTGGACATTCAGTTGGTTGATGCCAATAACAATGCGTTTACAGGCGATGTGGATTTAACGGTTACACCATCGACGGGAGCATCATTGACCAGTAGTAAACTGCAGTTGGATGCTCATGGACAGGCAACAACGCAGTTCACAGCATCGAAATCAGGCCAGTACACAATTCAGGCTGAGTATGTTCTAGATGGGAAACGTATAACCGCAAGCAAAAATATTGATGCCGTGACGGATGTGAAGGAGGCTGTGTTGGAGATCACATCATCTGCATCTTCGGCTGTAGTGAGCGATACCAACAATCTGATATTTACGTTACTGTTGAAAAGTACGTCAGGCGAAGTATTAAGTGGTCGAGTATTGAATATCAAGGCATCTGGGCCGTCCAAATATGGTGCGTTGGTGGTTGATAAAACCACTGTAACGACTGATGAGTATGGTCTGGCTACGGTAAGCGTACATGGTCGAACGGCTGGTTCGTATAAATTAACGGCGACCTTAGATGAACTTGGCAGTGATGTTAGTGAGGTGAAGTCATTCTCTCTGTATGCTGATGAGGCAAATGGAGTATTGACACTGCATAAAGATGGAGGCTATGACACAGATGATGGTACTCCAGTGGGGGTTTATGCCCGATTTGTTGACCATTTCGGCAATCCGTTATCTGGTACGGTTGAGTTTTCTGCTGGTAGTGAAGATAGTCCAAACTCTCAACTGGTTAAAATGGAGCCTGCTACAGTAACGTTACACTGGACAGGTAATGCAGCCTCGGAGTTCAGCACCTATGAAAGCGGTTATCACTGGATTAAGGCCAAAATAACGAACAGCAAAAATACATATGAGAAAACAATAAGGACTTATGTTGTAAAGCTCCCTGAAAAGGATAGTTAACAAAACAGAATAGGGAGGGCTAAGCCCTCCCACTTTTTAATTGAGACGGACTGTTTCTTAAATTCACTTACGTTAGATATGAACTGGTTATTTTTTATAACAATAAAAGACTTTTGATTTTTGAATATCAGTAAGTAATAATGATTTACGTCGACAGACTGAACATCTGTTGGTGACTTCTGCGCTAAACGGGGACGTTTATGCGCACATACAATCTAAACTCTCTTCTCTCTTCACAGATGCAGAAATGCACCTGCGATTCTTTGCATCCAACGTTTGACCTCTGCGGAGGTGAAGCGTGAACCTCCCACAAGATGGCATCAAATTACATCGCGGTAACTTCACCGCTATCGGTCGGCAGATCCAGCCTTATCTGGAGGACGGCAAATGCTTTCGCATGGTGCTTAAACCGTGGCGCGAGAGACGCAGTCTTTCCCAGAATGCACTCAGCCACATGTGGTACAGCGAAATCAGTGAATACCTCATCAGCAGGGGTAAAACGTTCGCCACTCCAGCTTGGGTAAAAGATGCTCTCAAACACACATATCTCGGTTATGAAACCAAAGACCTGGTTGATGTCGTAACCGGTGATATCACCACTATCCAGTCGTTACGCCATACCTCCGACCTTGATACCGGAGAGATGTATGTCTTCCTGTGTAAGGTTGAAGCCTGGGCGATGAATATTGGCTGCCACCTGACTATTCCGCAGAGCTGCGAGTTCCAGCTGCTGCGTGATAAGCAGGAGGCGTAATGGCTACACCGCTTATTCGTGTCATGAACGGACACATCTACAAAGTACCAAATCGTCGTAAGCGTAAGCCTGAGCTGAAACCATCCGAAATACCAACACTGCTCGGATATACCGCCAGCCTGGTTGATAAAAAATGGTTGCGACTGGCAGCAAGGAGGAATCATGGCTGATTTGAGAAAAGCAGCGCGTGGTCGGGAATGCCAGGTAAGAATCCCTGGCGTATGTAATGGCAATCCTGAAACGTCTGTACTGGCACATATCCGGCTGGCTGGATTGTGCGGTACCGGTATCAAACCGCCAGACCTGATTGCCACCATTGCATGTTCTGCCTGTCACGACGAGATCGACCGTCGCACGCATTTTGTTGACGCTGGATATGCAAAAGAATGCGCGCTGGAAGGTATGGCGAGAACGCAGGTTATCTGGCTGAAAGAGGGGGTAATTAAGGCGTGAATACCTACAATATCACATTACCCTGGCCGCCGAGCAATAATCGCTATTACCGCCATAATCGCGGGCGCACGCACATCAGCGCAGAGGGGCAGGCATACCGCGAAAACGTCGCCCGAATCATTAAAAACGCAATGCTGGATATCGGCCTGGCTATGCCTGTGAAAATCCGCATTGAGTGTCACATGCCGGATCGCCGTCGCCGTGACCTGGATAATCTACAAAAGGCCGCTTTTGACCCACTCACCAAAGCAGGTTTCTGGTTGGATGATGCTCAGGTCGTTGATTACCGCGTTGTGAAGATGCCGGTTGTCAAAGGTGGAAAGCTGGAACTGACCATCACTGAACAGGGAGATGAATGATGTTTGAGTTTTATATGGCAGAACTTCTTCGCCACCGCTGGATGCGCCTGCGCTTATATCGTTTCCCCGGTTCTGTTTTGACCGATTACCGAATACTGAAGAATTACGCCAAAACACTGACAGGAGCAGGAGTATGAAGTCAGAGATAACAATCAACTAATGCTGTTTTGTTGATTTTTGCTTGTAATTGGCGTTCTGGTCTGAGTTTTGTGGAGTAAGTTGATGCGTGATATTCAGATGGTTCTTGAGCGTTGGGGAGCGTGGGCGGCTAATAATCATGAAGATGTGACCTGGTCGTCCATTGCCGCCGGTTTTAAGGGATTAATTCCTTCAAAAGTAAAATCTCGCCCACAATGTTGTGACGATGACGCGATGATCATTTGCGGGTGCATGGCCCGTCTGAAAAAGAACAACAGCGATTTGCATGATTTATTGGTGGACTATTATGTCGGCGGCATGACTTTTATGGCGCTTGCACGTAAGCATGGGCGATCTGATTGTTGGGTTGGCAGGATGCTCCAGAAAGCTGAGGGCGTAGTGGAGGGTATGCTGATGGTATTGGATCTCCGATTGGAGATGGATGCTGATTGTTCGAAATAATTAAAGGAAAAGTTGCTGTCTGATTCTCATTAGTCTAACATTTTAAATGTTGGAATCGCAACGTAGTTATTATCATATAACAGCTTGTTTCCTGATTTAGCCAGCCTCCCCAAAGGCTGGTTTTTTTCTAATAAGTATTATTTCGGGTAGGGATTTTATTGTTTAACCCATAATAATTCATTGACATTGAATCCCAACTTTTGAGCGGTTCGCACATAGTCTGCTTTTACTTTATCTGGAATAGTTGGGGTCCTTGCCAGAATCCATAGGTATTCTCTGTTCGGACCACTGACAAGAGCATACTTATACTCATCATCCAGTTTGATTACATTATAGCCACCATAGAAGGGGCCAAAAAACGAAACCTTCAACGCTGCAGTTTTAGTATCTCCAGTAAAGTATGCTTTACCTTCGCTCTCGCTCCATTTATTTTTCGTTGGATCGTATCCACGGTTAAGTACACGAATCCCTCCGTCGTTCCGTTTTCCATAGGTAGCGCTGACCTGTTCCAGACCACGTTCGAACCGGTTCTCGAGGCGAGCTATTTCATACCATTTTCCGAGGTAGCGGTTGGCGTCAAAATTTGTAATCGGCTGCACACCTTTAGGTGGTGTCGGGGCCTTACATGCTATAAGAGTGAAAGAGAGTGCAATGCCAGTCAACACAGGCCATAACTTCATAATAAATCCTGTACTTTTGATAGTTGAGAGTAAGTATGAAAGATAGATGATTACGACCGATCACTTAAAGAACTTTCATACTATATTAGGAATAGTCTATAACAGAAAAATTGTCAGTGATGACGCCAGAAAGGCAATTTATTCCGTGCACTACACAGTTTATGTGTTAATGAATTAGTCAAGGGGGAGAATATGATAAAAAAACCTGTGATTGGAATCAGCGGTTGTTTGGCCGGCTCTGCTGTTCGTTTTGATGGTGGTCACAAAAGAGCTGACTTTTTAATGGACAAATTAGTGGAATGGGTAACATTCAGACCAGTATGTCCGGAAATGGCTATAGGGCTGCCAGTTCCGCGTCCTGCTCTACGTCTTGTGCGCTCGACGCAAGGAAATATACGGATGTGTTTCAGCCACGACCAGAATGAGGATGTGACAGAGAGAATGACAGAGTTTAGTCGTTCTTATATGGACAAATTAAAGGATGTATCGGGGTTTGTGGTTTGTGCTAAATCTCCCAGCTGTGGCATGGAGCGCGTGCGTGTCTATGATGAAAATGGTAATCGAGGTCGTAAAGATGGAGTGGGACTATTTACGAGCACTTTGATGGAAAAGTTTTCCTGGCTACCGGTTGAAGAGGATGGGCGATTACATGATCCAGTGCTTCGTGAGAATTTTGTTGAAAGAGTTTTTGCTTTGCATGAGCTCAATCACCTTTACAAGGAGAAATTATCAAGAAGAGAGTTATTAGCTTTTCATAGTCGTTATAAGCTTCAGTTGTTGGCGCATAGTCAGGCAGGCTATAAAGATATGGGACCATTTGTGGCTGCAATACACGAGTGGGCGGACCTTGAATCATACTTTGAGGTGTATCGTGATAAGCTGATGGCGATTCTCAGAAAACCTGCATCACGTAAAAATCACACGAATGTGCTGATGCATATACAGGGGTATTTTAGTAACTACTTAAGTACACGCCAGCGTAAAGAGTTGAGCGAGGTTATACTTAACTATCGTTCTGGCACATTACCTCTTCTTGCGCCGTTGACTCTGCTGAAGCATTATCTGGGTGAGTATCCTAATGATTACTTGCTTACACAGAATTACTTCGATCCCTATCCGGACGAACTGGCTCTAAGACTGATGGTAAATTAATTGTATGCGATATCATCCAAAAGGATGAGTTCCTGCATGCAGGATATTTACAATCGTAAAAACTACACTATGATACCCAGAGTGTCAGTTTGTATAAAAACTCTGTTTACGCTGAAGAAACCATTGAGATGCAACTTAAAGTTGGTAAACATGCCAGTCAAAATATATAATATTATGATTCCACGCAGCTATATATAATATAACAGATTGGTTTAATAATTTGTCTTTGTGAGTTAAATACATAATTTTATACTTGTGATGCAATGAGATTTTCCTTATTGTTGAACTGGCGAATATTGATTTTCCACCTATACTTACCTGGTGTAACCCCAATGATATCAGGTGGATAATATGCCATACATATGTTCTATCATTTTGGTGTTGAACTCGTTTGATGTCCGAATTGGTAAAGAAGATATTTTGTTTAAAAAAGGAAGTGCTGTTCTCATTGATTACAATTTAAAAGATTTTTTTTCATCAAATATAGATCATGTAATGATCGTAGATGTTGAAGAGAAAACAGTTAATGATTTCTTTAAAAGCAACACACTCTCACCTTTTTCTGTAAGAAGGTTTTATCCGGCATACTTGATGGTGGAATGTGAAGATTTTTCATTGTTAAAGAACTTGATTGCATGCTTGAATTGTGATGGCAGAACTGTGGATTTTGTTAGAAATCAAATATCACTTGCATGTCTTGCTATCTTATCTTCAGAGAAAATAGTGCAAAGTTTTTTATTTGGATGTCTTAATAGTTTAGGAAGTAAAGTTAAGGCTATTATTCACACGGATATATCTGCAGCATGGAGACTTTGTGATATATCTTCAAGACTGTATCTGAGTGAAAGTCTGTTAAAAAGAAAATTAAAGCACGAAGGCTTATCATTTAGTAAGTTAATTCTTGAAGAGCGAATGGTGATGGCGGAAAGGTTATTAAGCTACAATTTATATTCTGTTGGAAAAGTTGCTGAGATATGCGGTTATGAAAACACGTCATATTTTGTAAGTGTTTTCAGAAGATATTTTGGTGTTCCTCCCCATCAATATTCATCAAGACTTTTTTTAGAAAAAGACATGATGTAACGTGATGCGTTTTAATGATTTTGTAATTTTCGTATTTGATAATTGTATGATGCTTTCAGCTACGCCAGAATAATCGCTGGCGTTTTTCTTTTTGAATAGATGTTCAAGCCTTACGCTAATGTAACTTCTATACCTTTCCTCTTCGTTCCGAACCGTGTACACCATCCGTTATTTGCGGAGGTGAGGCTATGAAATCCATGGATAAGTTAACAACGGGCATTGCCTACGGCACCTCCGCAGGCAGTGCTGGCTACTGGTTTTTACAGCTGCTCGATAAAGTCACGCCCTCACAGTGGGCAGCAATAGGTGTGCTGGGTAGCTTGGTATTTGGCTTGCTGACGTACCTGACAAACCTTTATTTCAAGATTAAAGAAGATAAGCGCAAGGCTGCGAGAGGTGAATAATGCCTCCATCATTACGAAAAGCCGTTGCTGCTGCTATTGGTGGCGGAGCAATTGCTATAGCATCAGTGTTAATCACTGGCTCAAGTGGTAACGATGGTCTGGAGGGTGTCAGCTACATACCATACAAAGATATTGTTGGTGTATGGACTGTATGTCACGGGCATACAGGAAAAGACATCATGCTCGGTAAAACGTATACCAAAGCAGAATGCAAAGCACTCTTGAATAAAGACCTTGCCACTGTCGCCAGACAAATTAACCCGTACATCAAAGTCGATATACCGGAAACAACGCGCGGCGCTCTTTACTCATTCGTTTACAACGTGGGTGCTGGCAATTTCAGAACATCGACGCTTCTTCGCAAAATAAACCAGGGCGATATCAAAGGCGCATGTGATCAGCTACGTCGCTGGACATATGCTGGCGGTAAGCAATGGAAAGGTCTCATGACTCGTCGTGAGATTGAGCGTGAAATCTGTTTGTGGGGTCAGCAATGAACAGAGTAACCGCGATTATCTCCGCTCTGGTTATCTGCATCATCGTCTGCCTGTCATGGGCTGTTAATCATTACCGTGATAACGCCATTACCTACAAAGCCCAGCGCGACAAAAATGCCAGAGAACTGAAGCTGGCGAACGCGGCAATTACTGACATGCAGATGCGTCAGCGTGATGTTGCTGCGCTCGATGCAAAATACACGAAGGAGTTAGCTGATGCGAAAGCTGAAAATGATGCTCTGCGTGATGATGTTGCCGCTGGTCGTCGTCGGTTGCACATCAAAGCAGTCTGTCAGTCAGTGCGTGAAGCCACCACCGCCTCCGGCGTGGATAATGCAGCCTCCCCCCGACTGGCAGACACCGCTGAACGGGATTATTTCACCCTCAGAGAGAGGCTGATCACTATGCAAAAACAACTGGAAGGAACCCAGAAGTATATTAATGAGCAGTGCAGATAGAGCTGCCCATATCGATGGGCAACTCATGCAATTATTGTGAGCAATACACACGCGCTTCCAGCGGAGTATAAATGCCTAAAGTAATAAAACCGAGAAATCCATTTACGAATGTTTGCTGGGTTTCTGTTTTAACAACATTTTCTGCGCCGCCACAAATTTTGGCTGCATCAACAGTTTTCTCCTGTCCAATTCCCGAAACGAAGAAATGATGGGTGATGGTTTCCTTTGGTGTTACTGCTGTCGGTTTGTTTCCAACAGTAAACGTCTGTTGAGCACATCCTGTAATAAGCATTGCCAGAGCGGCAGAAAACAACATTTTTTTCATCTTATTATCCTGCATTGTTAAAAACGGCAGAATCCTATGTGACAACAATTAAACGATAGTTAAATGGATTGATGAAAATTAAAACTATATAGGTGGATGCTCAGCCTATTGGAGGAGGGGGGGGGGCACTCAGAATCCTGTGGAATGAAATAAACCGCTCTATCTGTTCATTACCCTTTTAGCAGCGCTGTATCGTCGCCGTATTCCCGCATTAACCATGACCGTAGCCCGACGGGGAATTCCTTCTGCGTGAGTGTGCGGGAATAATCAAAAACGATGCACACCGGGTTTTTACCGCGTTTATGGTTCGCGGGGGTGTCCCTCATGCTCGCCAGTCCTGTGCGGGGGTGGAAGAAACAGGACGTGTATTCAGGTCTGTGTGACTGTGGTCGCAAGACTTTTGTCGTTCAGCTATTAAATCCCATTACGAAGTAGACCAGAACGGCCAACGGGTCCTTTCCGGCGATCCGACAGGTTACGGGGCGGCGACCTCGCGGGTTTTCGCTATTTATGAAAACTTTCCGGTTTAAGGCGTTTCCGTTCTTCTTCGTCATAACTTAATGTTTTTATTTAAAATACCCTCTGAAAAGAAAGGAAACGACAGGTGCTGAAAGCGAGCTTTTTGGCCTCTGTCGTTTCCTTTCTCTGTTTTTGTCCGTGGAATGAACAATGGAAGTCAACAAAAAGCAGCTGGCTGACATTTTCGGTGCGAGTATCCGTACCATTCAGAACTGGCAGGAACAGGGAATGCCCGTTCTGCGAGGCGGTGGCAAGGGTAATGAGGTGCTTTATGACTCTGCCGCCGTCATAAAATGGTATGCCGAAAGGGATGCTGAAATTGAGAACGAAAAGCTGCGCCGGGAGGTTGAAGAACTGCGGCAGGCCAGCGAGGCAGATCTCCAGCCAGGAACTATTGAGTACGAACGCCATCGACTTACGCGTGCGCAGGCCGACGCACAGGAACTGAAGAATGCCAGAGACTCCGCTGAAGTGGTGGAAACCGCATTCTGTACTTTCGTGTTGTCGCGGATCGCAGGTGAAATTGCCAGTATTCTCGACGGGCTCCCCCTGTCGGTGCAGCGGCGTTTTCCGGAACTGGAAAACCGACATGTTGATTTCCTGAAACGGGATATCATCAAAGCCATGAACAAAGCAGCCGCGCTGGATGAACTGATACCGGGGTTGCTGAGTGAATATATCGAACAGTCAGGTTAACAGGCTGCGGCATTTTGTCCGCGCCGGGCTTCGCTCACTGTTCAGGCCGGAGCCACAGACCGCCGTTGAATGGGCGGATGCTAATTACTATCTCCCGAAAGAATCCGCATACCAGGAAGGGCGCTGGGAAACACTGCCCTTTCAGCGGGCCATCATGAATGCGATGGGCAGCGACTACATCCGTGAGGTGAATGTGGTGAAGTCTGCCCGTGTCGGTTATTCCAAAATGCTGCTGGGTGTTTATGCCTACTTTATAGAGCATAAGCAGCGCAACACCCTTATCTGGTTGCCGACGGATGGTGATGCCGAGAACTTTATGAAAACCCACGTTGAGCCGACTATTCGTGATATTCCGTCGCTGCTGGCGCTGGCCCCGTGGTATGGCAAAAAGCACCGGGATAACACGCTCACCATGAAGCGTTTCACTAATGGGCGTGGCTTCTGGTGCCTGGGCGGTAAAGCGGCAAAAAACTACCGTGAAAAGTCGGTGGATGTGGCGGGTTATGATGAACTTGCTGCTTTTGATGATGATATTGAACAGGAAGGCTCTCCGACGTTCCTGGGTGACAAGCGTATTGAAGGCTCGGTCTGGCCAAAGTCCATCCGTGGCTCCACGCCAAAAGTGAGAGGCACCTGTCAGATTGAGCGTGCAGCCAGTGAATCCCCGCATTTTATGCGTTTTCATGTTGCCTGCCCGCATTGCGGGGAGGAGCAGTATCTTAAATTTGGCGACAAAGAGACGCCGTTTGGCCTCAAATGGACGCCGGATGACCCCTCCAGCGTGTTTTATCTCTGCGAGCATAATGCCTGCGTCATCCGCCAGCAGGAGCTGGACTTTACTGATGCCCGTTATATCTGCGAAAAGACCGGGATCTGGACCCGTGATGGCATTCTCTGGTTTTCGTCATCCGGTGAAGAGATTGAGCCACCTGACAGTGTGACCTTTCACATCTGGACAGCGTACAGCCCGTTCACCACCTGGGTGCAGATTGTCAAAGACTGGATGAAAACGAAAGGGGATACGGGAAAACGTAAAACCTTCGTAAACACCACGCTCGGTGAGACGTGGGAGGCGAAAATTGGCGAACGTCCGGATGCTGAAGTGATGGCAGAGCGGAAAGAGCATTATTCAGCGCCCGTTCCTGACCGTGTGGCTTACCTGACCGCCGGTATCGACTCCCAGCTGGACCGCTACGAAATGCGCGTATGGGGATGGGGGCCGGGTGAGGAAAGCTGGCTGATTGACCGGCAGATTATTATGGGCCGCCACGACGATGAACAGACGCTGCTGCGTGTGGATGAGGCCATCAATAAAACCTATACCCGCCGGAATGGTGCAGAAATGTCGATATCCCGTATCTGCTGGGATACTGGCGGGATTGACCCGACCATTGTGTATGAACGCTCGAAAAAACATGGGCTGTTCCGGGTGATCCCCATTAAAGGTGCATCCGTCTACGGAAAGCCGGTGGCCAGCATGCCACGTAAGCGAAACAAAAACGGGGTTTACCTTACCGAAATCGGTACGGATACCGCGAAAGAGCAGATTTATAACCGCTTCACACTGACGCCGGAAGGGGATGAACCGCTTCCCGGTGCCGTTCACTTCCCGAATAACCCGGATATTTTTGATCTGACCGAAGCGCAGCAGCTGACTGCTGAAGAGCAGGTCGAAAAATGGGTGGATGGCAGGAAAAAAATACTGTGGGACAGCAAAAAGCGACGCAATGAGGCACTCGACTGCTTCGTTTATGCGCTGGCGGCGCTGCGCATCAGTATTTCCCGCTGGCAGCTGGATCTCAGTGCGCTGCTGGCGAGCCTGCAGGAAGAGGATGGTGCAGCAACCAACAAGAAAACACTGGCAGATTACGCCCGTGCCTTATCCGGAGAGGATGAATGACGCGACAGGAAGAACTTGCCGCTGCCCGTGCGGCACTGCATGACCTGATGACAGGTAAACGGGTGGCAACAGTACAGAAAGACGGACGAAGGGTGGAGTTTACGGCCACTTCCGTGTCTGACCTGAAAAAATATATTGCAGAGCTGGAAGTGCAGACCGGCATGACACAGCGACGCAGGGGACCTGCAGGATTTTATGTATGAAAACGCCCACCATTCCCACCCTTCTGGGGCCGGACGGCATGACATCGCTGCGCGAATATGCCGGTTATCACGGCGGTGGCAGCGGATTTGGAGGGCAGTTGCGGGCGTGGAACCCACCGAGTGAAAGTGTGGATGCAGCCCTGTTGCCCAACTTTACCCGTGGCAATGCCCGCGCAGACGATCTGGTACGCAATAACGGCTATGCCGCCAACGCCATCCAGCTGCATCAGGATCATATCGTCGGGTCTTTTTTCCGGCTCAGTCATCGCCCAAGCTGGCGCTATCTGGGCATCGGGGAGGAAGAAGCCCGTGCCTTTTCCCGCGAGGTTGAAGCGGCATGGAAAGAGTTTGCCGAGGATGACTGCTGCTGCATTGACGTTGAGCGAAAACGCACGTTTACCATGATGATTCGGGAAGGTGTGGCCATGCACGCCTTTAACGGTGAACTGTTCGTTCAGGCCACCTGGGATACCAGTTCGTCGCGGCTTTTCCGGACACAGTTCCGGATGGTCAGCCCGAAGCGCATCAGCAACCCGAACAATACCGGCGACAGCCGGAACTGCCGTGCCGGTGTGCAGATTAATGACAGCGGTGCGGCGCTGGGATATTACGTCAGCGAGGACGGGTATCCTGGCTGGATGCCGCAGAAATGGACATGGATACCCCGTGAGTTACCCGGCGGGGCGCCTCGTTCATTCACGTTTTTGAACCCGTGGAGGACGGGCAGACTCGCGGTGCAAATGTGTTTTACAGCGTGATGGAGCAGATGAAGATGCTCGACACGCTGCAGAACACGCAGCTGCAGAGCGCCATTGTGAAGGCGATGTATGCCGCCACCATTGAGAGTGAGCTGGATACGCAGTCAGCGATGGATTTTATTCTGGGCGCGAACAGTCAGGAGCAGCGGGAAAGGCTGACCGGCTGGATTGGTGAAATTGCCGCGTATTACGCCGCAGCGCCGGTCCGGCTGGGAGGCGCAAAAGTACCGCACCTGATGCCGGGTGACTCACTGAACCTGCAGACGGCTCAGGATACGGATAACGGCTACTCCGTGTTTGAGCAGTCACTGCTGCGGTATATCGCTGCCGGGCTGGGTGTCTCGTATGAGCAGCTTTCCCGGAATTACGCCCAGATGAGCTACTCCACGGCACGGGCCAGTGCGAACGAGTCGTGGGCGTACTTTATGGGGCGGCGAAAATTCGTCGCATCCCGTCAGGCGAGCCAGATGTTTCTGTGCTGGCTGGAAGAGGCCATCGTTCGCCGCGTGGTGACGTTACCTTCAAAAGCGCGCTTCAGTTTTCAGGAAGCCCGCAGTGCCTGGGGGAACTGCGACTGGATAGGCTCCGGTCGTATGGCCATCGATGGTCTGAAAGAAGTTCAGGAAGCGGTGATGCTGATAGAAGCCGGACTGAGTACCTACGAGAAAGAGTGCGCAAAACGCGGTGACGACTATCAGGAAATTTTTGCCCAGCAGGTCCGTGAAACGATGGAGCGCCGTGCAGCCGGTCTTAAACCGCCCGCCTGGGCGGCTGCAGCATTTGAATCCGGGCTGCGACAATCAACAGAGGAGGAGAAGAGTGACAGCAGAGCTGCGTAATCTCCCGCATATTGCCAGCATGGCCTTTAATGAGCCGCTGATGCTTGAACCCGCCTATGCGCGGGTTTTCTTTTGTGCGCTTGCAGGCCAGCTTGGGATCAGCCGCCTGACGGATGCGGTGTCCGGCGACAGCCTGACTGCCCAGGAGGCACTCGCGACGCTGGCATTATCCGGTGATGATGACGGACCACGACAGGCCCGCAGTTATCAGGTCATGAACGGCATCGCCGTGCTGCCGGTGTCCGGCACGCTGGTCAGCCGGACGCGGGCGCTGCAGCCGTACTCGGGGATGACCGGTTACAACGGCATTATCGCCCGTCTGCAACAGGCTGCCAGCGATCCGATGGTGGACGGCATTCTGCTCGATATGGACACGCCCGGCGGGATGGTGGCGGGGGCATTTGACTGCGCTGACATCATCGCCCGTGTGCGTGACATAAAACCGGTATGGGCGCTTGCCAACGACATGAACTGCAGTGCAGGTCAGTTGCTTGCCAGTGCCGCCTCCCGGCGTCTGGTCACGCAGACCGCCCGGACAGGCTCCATCGGCGTCATGATGGCTCACAGTAATTACGGTGCTGCGCTGGAGAAACAGGGTGTGGAAATCACGCTGATTTACAGCGGCAGCCATAAGGTGGATGGCAACCCCTACAGCCATCTTCCGGATGACGTCCGGGAGACACTGCAGTCCCGGATGGACGCAACCCGCCAGATGTTTGCGCAGAAGGTGTCGGCATATACCGGCCTGTCCGTGCAGGCTGTGCTGGATACCGAGGCTGCAGTGTACAGCGGTCAGGAGGCCATTGATGCCGGACTGGCTGATGAACTTGTTAACAGCACCGATGCGATCACCGTCATGCGTGATGCACTGGATGCACGTAAATCCCGTCTCTCAGGAGGGCGAATGACCAAAGAGACTCAATCAACAACTGTTTCAGCCACTGCTTCGCAGGCTGACGTTACTGACGTGGTGCCAGCGACGGAGGGCGAGAACGCCAGCGCGGCGCAGCCGGACGTGAACGCGCAGATCACCGCAGCGGTTGCGGCAGAAAACAGCCGCATTATGGGGATCCTCAACTGTGAGGAGGCTCACGGACGCGAAGAACAGGCACGCGTGCTGGCAGAAACCCCCGGTATGACCGTGAAAACGGCCCGCCGCATTCTGGCCGCAGCACCACAGAGTGCACAGGCGCGCAGTGACACTGCGCTGGATCGTCTGATGCAGGGGGCACCGGCACCGCTGGCTGCAGGTAACCCGGCATCTGATGCCGTTAACGATTTGCTGAACACACCAGTGTAAGGGATGTTTATGACGAGCAAAGAAACCTTTACCCATTACCAGCCGCAGGGCAACAGTGACCCGGCTCATACCGCAACCGCGCCCGGCGGATTGAGTGCGAAAGCGCCTGCAATGACCCCGCTGATGCTGGACACCTCCAGCCGTAAGCTGGTTGCGTGGGATGGCACCACCGACGGTGCTGCCGTTGGCATTCTTGCGGTTGCTGCTGACCAGACCAGCACCACGCTGACGTTCTACAAGTCCGGCACGTTCCGTTATGAGGATGTGCTCTGGCCGGAGGCTGCCAGCGACGAGACGAAAAAACGGACCGCGTTTGCCGGAACGGCAATCAGCATCGTTTAACCTTACCCTTCATCACTAAAGGCCGCCTGTGCGGCTTTTTTTACGGGATTTTTTTATGTCGATGTACACAACCGCCCAGCTGCTGGCGGCAAATGAGCAGAAATTTAAGTTTGATCCGCTGTTTCTGCGTCTCTTTTTCCGTGAGAGCTATCCCTTCACCACGGAGAAAGTCTATCTCTCACAAATTCCGGGACTGGTAAACATGGCGCTGTACGTTTCGCCGATTGTTTCCGGTGAGGTTATCCGTTCCCGTGGCGGATCCACCTCTGAATTTACGCCGGGATATGTCAAGCCGAAGCACTTAGCATGGCTTTCTGAGGCTTTCGTGTAGTTGCTGGTTTTTACACTTAATCTTTTGATAATAAAGAATAAGTCTATCTGGCGCTTTCACTGGATTTTCCTCGTTATCTGTGTGTTGCAATCATCTCTGTATTGCAGCTTGTATTGCTTTTTGGGGCTTAAAATGGCTGGCGAGAACAAACTGAGCGACAAAGCACTTAAAGGATATCTGGGGAAACCCAGAGAAAAGCAGATCACCATTGCTGATGGAAAGGGGCTTTCTATTCGTGTGAGTACCAAGGGGGCTGTGAGCTTTGTTTTCTTCTACAGGTTAGCAGGTGGCCGGGCTGCTCCGGTCTGGCTAACGTTGGGTAAATATCCTGATATGTCACTCAAACAGGCAAGGGAAAAGCGCGACGAGTGCCGTGGTTGGTTGGCTGACAAACGTGATCCGCGTATCCAGATTAAGATTCAGGCTGAAGAACGCTTAAAGCCGGTCACAGTGGAGGATGCACTAAATTACTGGTATGAAAATTACTGTAAGGTGCGTCGTAAAACTCATGCTGTAACGCTTGGCAGATTTCGAAAGCATATCTTTCCCTATATCGGTCATTTGCCTGTAAATGACACTCACCTATATGAATGGCTGGACTGTTTTGACCGAATTAAACGTAATGCACCAGTTATGGCGGCGTATGTTTTTTCTGACACTAAATTAGCTCTTCGTTTTTGTCGGGTACGCCAGTACGCGACATGTGATGCTTTAAAGGATTTGCGCATGAGTGATGTGGGGCAGATTGCAGGTAAGCGGGATCGGGTTCTGGATGAAGCCGAACTGGGCCAGCTCTGGAAGGCAATTTTTGTCGAGCCTGATTTAAAACTAATGTCTGAATACACGCGAAAAATGTTTGTGCTTTGTACAGTATTTGGATGTCGAATGAGTGAAGCCCGATTATCTGAATGGAGCGAATGGGATCTCGAAAGTTGGGTTTGGACGGTACCAAAAGATCACTCAAAAACTGGTGTTGAAATCGTCAGACCAGTACCTGAAATTCTACGACAGTGGGTAACGGATGTTCACGAAGAGACAAAACATACTGGTTATGTGCTGGGAAGTCTGCGAATTAGAGAAAGCGTAAGCAAGATTGGGGGGAAAATCGGTAAACGTTTGGGCCATGAAAAACAATGGTCACTACACGACCTTAGAAGAACGCTATCTACTCATCTAAGTGATCTCGGTGTTGAATTTTATGTAGTAGAACAACTGTTAGGCCATGCGCTACCTGGCGTGGCGGGTGTTTACAACCGGAGTAAGTTTATGGCTAAAAAACTGGATGCTCTGGAACTCTGGACTACATATCTCAATAGCATCGCAGGTGCTGATTCAAAAGTGACAATCCTCAAACAAAAGGCTGGTTAACATGAAAAAAATGGCAATTGTTGATAAAAAGGGTCTGGAGTACATTCCTAACATCGATCGTATGATCCGTGAGAAAGAATGTCGGGAGCTAACCACTCTTGCGAACAGCACACGCTGGAAGCTGGAGAAGGAAGGAAAATTTCCTAAGCGGATCAAGATTGGTTCCACTGCTGTTGCATATCGTCTTTCAGAAGTGCAGGCATGGATTCGAGGTGAGTGGGAAACGACTTAACTATTAGGTGGGGCATTGTGGCTATATTTCATTATACAGATCTTTTTGGTTTGAAAGGTATATTAGACTCTAATTCTTTATGGGCTACAAATATATATTTCTTAAATGATAAAGAGGAGTCTAACCATGGATGTGAATGTTTTCGAAATACAATTAAAATAGTTGATGATAATATCATCCCAAAAGATAAGAAAACTATTTTGCTCAAGTCTCTTGACATGTATGAGAAAGGGAAGTTACAAAAAGAAAAAGGGATTGATAAACATGTTTATAGCATATCTTTTTGTAAAGAAAACGATAAGTTAAGTCAGTGGAGAGGTTACGGAAATAAACAGGGCGTTTGCATTGAATTTGATGCGGATGAACTTGTGAGTTTTTGTCAAAATATTTATTTAAATTGTGTTGCACATGATGTTATATATTCAAATAATGACGATATTACAAAGATGAGTAAGGAGTTGGATGAGTTTTTTTCTTGTAATGGTATTAACATTAAAGAAATGAATGATCATTTTGTAACAATGGTCTCTACGTATCAATTTATATCTAAATATATCCCATTTTTTAAACATCCTAGTTTTATCGAAGAAAATGAATTTAGACTGGTGTTTACTCCGTGGATACAAATGCCAGATGTGAAATTTAGAATAAATAATAATGGTATCATCCCTTATATCATTATTAATAATAAAGATAATAGAAAGTTACCAATTAAAAGCATTACAATTGGCCCGACAAGCGATTATGATTTTATTGAGGCTGGTATAAAAATGTTTTTGGATTCAAGAGGATTTGGTTCTGTGGAAATTAAATCCTCATCAATTCCATTCAGGGGGTAAGGATTAACACTCTTAATCTATGATATTATAAAAATGGTAGATAAAGGCGACCAGAATTGGTCGCCAATGTGAGTATATAGTTAGCCTTAATCAGAATACGAGGTTATCGCCTGATAGGCAATGTGAACAGTTCAATATTTAGGTGGTTCAACAAGAGCGTTTATCATTGCTCTCAAATTATCGCGAACACTTATCCAAGTCTGTTCTGCTCGTTCTAACTCATCAGTGTACAACTTTAATGTTTTATCTATGCCATATGTGGCTATTAAATTTATAGCTTCTTGTAATTTTTCGGGATTATTCCTTCTTGGGGGAGTGAATATACCGCGGATTTTTCCGGTAATTAAAGCTTTACGGTGTCTACATAGAATACCTTTACTTCCTGCTGGACAATTACAAGTCATGATTAGAGAGCCAGAATCGTTTGATACAGTGACTATGTATACATCCAAACTACTGCTACTTGTTGCGAAGAATTCGTATTTCATGTGTTAGCTCCTTGACTTCAATTATTCTTATCCTTTTGGTTCAATACCGCGCCGTAGCAGCTCTTTGCGCCCTAATTCTTTAAGCCAGTTGGCTAGGCTTATGCCGTCGCTCTGCGCTTCTTTGTCGAATTGCTCTTTTAGCTCTGGAGAAATTCGCATTCTGAATTGTGGAGATTGCCCATCACCCTTAGGACTTTTATCGCGTTTGATCGTTGACAAGTGACCACCTATTGAATTAGCCTTTTCATTGTTAGGTGACCACCTTAACACGGAGGCACTTAAAAAAGCAAAGCCCGAAGGTGCTAGGAACACCAACGGGCTTCTAACCACCAACGATAGCAACAGTATCGAGGTAGCTATGAGAAATCATACCACACACCCGCAAGGGCGGGACCCGCACAACCTGAATAAATACATCTGGCGTTTTATCGCCCTGAGTACGGCACAACCGCGCGTGATTACCATCGAGGCCACCAGCGAACAGGAAGCCCGCCAGCAATCCCCAACTGGCTGCGTGATGATATTCGCCGCCCGTATTCGTCAGGAGGTGTGCCATGAATGATCTTTATTTTAAAGTGCTGACACATGCTGAAAACGCGCTCGTTTGTGGCAAAAATATGCGAGAAATCTTATCAACCTGGCTTGATGGGACAACAAATGCGGAACACGATGAACGGGATGCTAATTTAGCTGGAGCGTTAATTACGTTACTTGATCCTGTCATCAAAGAGCTGGATGAAGCTATAAAAATACACGACCAGAGCTATACCGGAGAATAAAAATGAAAAATAAATTTTCTGGCTTTATTGCCAGCGGTCAAGCTCATTCAAAAATCAGCCTTGGGGATATTTTCAAAGATAGCTATGGCTATCGGGTAAAGATTATTTCGGTTGATGATCGCCGTGTCTCTTATTTGCGTGATGGTTATGATTTTGAATGTGTTATGCCGCGTCAGCAGTTCGAAAGAGATTTCATTCTGGTAAAAAATTGCAAGACAGATAATCAGAGGCGTGCCGCAGGCTATATCCGCAAAATTCGGGCAATGTTAGTTGCCGGAGGTAATAAATGAAACGTGCTCCGAACTTAAAATACCAACCGCGCGACAAAATGACAGAAGTCATCATTTTTGCTGGCAGTGATGCCTGGAGCCATGCAAAAGAATGGAATGAATGGGCGGGTAAGCATATTGCAGCAGATGATACACCACCAGTAATTCTGGGTACGGAACAACTGGAAAACCTGGATGATATGCAAATTATCGATGAAGGCCGTCATTATGTGCGTGTTTATCGTGCCGGAAAGATTGCAGAGAAAAATCTGACGAAGGTTGCGACATTACTTGCTATTGCAGGCGTAAAGGAAGCACGTTGTTACCGTAGCTTTGTTGATCGAGAGCCTGAAGACTGGACTCCGCGCCTTGTCGGCCTAAAAGCTGAAGCGGAGCATGGGGAAAGTCTGGTGATTGAACTGCCAGTGAAGAAGGCTGAGCGCAAAAATGACGAGCGTGCTTCATCTTTGGCGTTGAATCAGATGGGGGCCAGCCAGCGCGGTGAAGTTCTCCTTGCACATTACGGCGGCGAACTGGCAATCAATGCCGACTCTGACACCGTTCATCATTACAACGGCGTTGTATGGGAGCCGGTTCAGGATAAAGAGTTACAGCGTGCTATGGCGCAGATTTTCATTGATGCGGAGATCAGCTATTCGCAGAACGCTATTAAATCGGCGGTAGATACCATGAAGTTAAGTTTGCCTGTAATGGGGAATACAGCCCGTAACCTGATTGGATTCAGTAACGGGGTATTTGATACCAGAACTGGTAATTTTCGGGAGCATAACAAAAACGACTGGTTGTTAATTGCCAGTGAATTACCTTTCAGCCCACCAGCAGAGGGGGAAACGCTGGCAACACATGCGCCGAATTTCTGGAAGTGGTTGCGCCGTTCGGTGGCTGAGAATGACCGCAAGGCAGATCGCGTACTGGCGGCATTATTCATGGTGCTGGCGAACCGGTACGACTGGCAGTTATTCATTGAGGTAACAGGGCCGGGGGGAAGTGGTAAAAGTGTGATGGCGGAGATTTGCACCATGCTGGCGGGTAAGGCTAATACAGTATCAGCAAGCATGAAGGCGCTGGAAGATGCAAGGGAACGTGCGTTAGTGGTTGGCTTTTCGCTGATTATCATGCCGGATATGACCCGCTACGCTGGTGATGGGGCAGGGATTAAGGCCATTACAGGCGGTGACAAGGTGGCAATTGACCCGAAACACAAAGCCCCCTATTCAACGCGTATTCCGGCAGTAGTGCTGGCGGTTAACAATAACGCCATGTCATTCAGTGACCGCAGCGGGGGGATCTCACGTCGTCGGGTGATATTCAATTTTTCGGAAGTTGTACCGGAGAACGAACGCGATTCGATGCTGGCGGAAAAAATAGAAGGTGAGCTGGCGGTAGTGATTCGTCATCTGCTTACAAGGTTTGCTGATCAGGACGAAGCCAGACGCCTGTTATATGAGCAGCAGAAATCTGAAGAAGCACTGGCGATAAAGCGAGAGGGGGATTCGCTGGTGGACTTCTGCGGTTATCTCATGGCATCGGTAATGTGTGATGGCCTGTTAGTGGGTAATGCTGAAATTGTGCCATTCAGCCCACGCAGGTATCTCTATCATGCCTATCTGGCTTATATGAGGGCACATGGGTTTGGTAAACCTGTAACACTGACGCGCTTCGGTAAAGATATGCCGGGGGCAATGGCGGAATATGGCAGGGAGTATATGAAACGGAAAACGAAGCACGGTTTGCGTTCAAACGTGACCCTGACGGAGGAATCAGAAGACTGGATGCCATCATGTGTATCGGTCACTAATGACGATAGCAAAAATTAAACTTATGGAATAACTGTTCACCACTGTTCACCCTGTCATAAATATCTTTTATATCAGTATATTATAGGGTGAACAGTTATTTATAAACTGTTCACCAAACTATTCACTGTTCACCTTTTTGATTGTTTATTGAGCTTCAAGGGTGAACAGTGGTGAACAGTTGGTGAATAGTTTTTGTGAAACTGTTCACCCATTAACATTATGAATTAAAAGAGAAAATATCAAAAGGTGAACAGGTGAAGGGTTAAAACGCAAAAATTTTAATTTACTGCTGTGAGATAAAGCCTATGACAGCGAAGCACACAAAAAAATCACAATCGCACGCCCTTGATTTGACGGAACACTGGTTAAGGGTGTCGATAAAAATCATCGACCGCAACGCCGGGGAAGGATACGCGAAAGCACATCCCGAACTGATTAGCGCATTCATGACAACGGCGGCTGCAAACTTTGCCACTCTGACCGAACGGGAGATTGCTGAAGCGGAGGAAGTGACAACAATCAATATTAAGTCCGGAGAGCAGGCAGCATGACGGCGCAAATATCAGTTTACGGGCGGTTGGTGGACGACCCGCAGACAAAACAGACCAGCAAGGGCACCCCCATGACGCTGGCGCGTATGGCGGTATCACTGCCCTGCAGTCAGTCGGATGACGGTCAGGCGACGATGTGGTTATCTGTCCTGGCGTTTGGCAGACAAGCCGACGCGCTGGCAAAGCATCACAAAGGCGAACTCCTGAGCGTGGCGGGTAATATGCAGGTGAGCCAGTGGACTGGACAGAACGGTGAAACGCGGCAGGGCTGGCAGGTTATCGCAGACAGCGTAATCAGTGCGCGAACGGTGCGACCGGGCGGCAAAAAAGGTCAACAGGGTCAGGCTACTGACGCACTGAACAGAGCAAAACAACAGGCAGATCAGCAAGGAAGCCATCCACCAGTGGGAGATAATGAGCAATGGGGAGATGATATTCCGTTTTAAATATTGCCAATAAAAAAAGGCCGGAAAAAATAAATTTTCCGGCATGCTACATAAATCCCGACCAAAGAGAGTGAAGATATTAACACTAATTTTCCGCACTGAAGTTGTCACCCCAAAACTTTATACAACATTGCACTCGGTTGCATGTATTCGCATGACAAATATCGGTGATAGCATATATCCACAATTATTTTTAATGAATGCAAAGAGGATGCGTATGGTTGATTTATATTCGCCTACTCAGCTTGTACAGGTGGTTAATGCTGTAGATGTACAAAAACAACTAAATGCGTTGTTTACCAGTTTGTTTTTTACTCGCTCGGTAATGTTTGAATCGCGCGATATTATTCTTGATACAATCGACGATCCAAATATCCCAATTGCAGCGTTTTGTTCTCCTATGGTGGGTAGTAAAGTTTCACGTGACGAAGGGTACGAATCAAAAACAATTCGTCCAGGCTATATGAAGCCGAAAAGCAGCATTGATCCAAATAAGTTAGCTGTGCGCCCTGCTGGTGTATCACCTGAGCAATACAATGCTTTTGGGGCGCGTAATATTAAAGTTAAACAGGCGATTGTAAATCAAGCTAAAGCTATTCGTGCACGTATTGAATGGCTTGCTGTTCAGGCAATCACAACGGGGAAAAATATCATTGAGGGCGATGGTATTGAACGTTATGAGCTGGACTGGAATATTAAACCACAAAATATCATCACTCAGTCTGGCGGTGCTGAGTGGTCAGGTAAGGATAAAGAAACTTTTGATCCAAATGATGATATTGAGAGCTACGCAGAATTTAGTGAGGGCGTCACTAATATTATCATTATGGGCGGTAATGTATGGAAGAAATACCGTTCATTCAGAGCGATAAAAGAGGCTCTGGATACCCGTCGTGGTTCTAATTCCGAACTGGAAACGGCCCTTAAAGACCTTGGTGATTCGGTGAGTTTTAAAGGGTATATGGGCGATGTTGCGATTGTTGTTTACAGCGGGCGTTATACCGACGAGGACGGAACAGAAAAACATTTCCTTGATCCTGATTTGATGGTGCTTGGCAATACGGCTCTTCAGGGGATTGTCGCCTATGGCGGTATTCAGGATCCGGAGCTAATCCGAATGGGGCTGACTAAAGCCGAACTTGCACCGAAAAACTATATTGTGCCTGGTGATCCGGCTATTGAATATGTGCAGACACATTCAGCACCACAGCCAATACCGGCCCGCATCAATCGTTTTGTTACCGTTCGCATTGGCTAAGGGGGAGCAATGGCTACTCATTACACTGAACTCATGGCTGGCACTGAAGCACTGGTGACTACGCTGGGGATATTTTCAGCTAATAAAGGGGTAATTCCTGCATTTACGCCACTGATGCAGGAAGATGCAACAGGTGCACTGGTGGTATGGGATGGTTCGAGCGTAGGTAAAGCGGTTTATGTTTCCGCTGTACAAATCGACACCGCGAAAAAAACACAGGCTCAGGTCTATAAGACAGGTGTCTTAAATGTTGATGCTCTGAACTGGCCTGAGTCTGTTAAAGAACTGTCAGTAAAGGTTGCAGCGTTTGTTGGCTCAGGTATTTCTGTTCAGCCGCTGGCTCGTGTGTAAAGGGGGATACAATGCAGAATGATTACAATGACCTTAAGCCAATTGCCGAAATGATGTACCCGAATCAAGCTGTAGAGGAATTAAAAGCTATCGCTGACAAAATGTGTTTAAGCGAGCGCCTTGTTGATATGAATCAGGTGATGGAAATTACAACCCTGAGTCGTCGTACACTGCTAAACCTTGAGGCTAGTGGAGAGTTCCCGGAGCGTGTGCAGGTTACGGAAGGGCGTAAGGCCTGGTATTTAAGTGAAGTGATCGACTGGATAAATAATATTCCTCGCGCTTCTGAATATTGCCGCGTACCTGTCCCAAAAAAGCCAGATGCGGCGCTATGCCTCAAGATTGAGCGTGTACGCCGCAATGCACGGGATGGTCGCTATAAGCTGATTGGTTGATGAAATTAGGGCCCGCTCTGGCTGGCGGGTCCTTTCCGGCGATCCAGAACGTTACGGGGCGTCAGGCGCGCAGTTTTTTGCTATTTGTGAAAATTTTCCTGTTTAAGGCGTTTCCGTTCTTCTTCGCCGTAACTTAATGTTTTTATTAAAAACACCCCCTAAAAAGAAAGGAAACGACAGGTGCTAAAAACAGGCTTTTTGGCCTCTGTCGTTTCCTTTCTCTGGTTTTGTTGCCATCCGTCGCGGTCTATCACCAGAAAAAATCTTATCCCTGAGTTGAATCAGGCACTATTCAGAAGCGGCCAATAACGCGCCGCTAGCTTCACTTCATAGTTATGGCCTACTTCTGCGCCATTGCAATTGCTTTATGCGCCTTGATGGTGGAATATAGAGCAAGCAGTTTGCGAATAACAAAGTTTCATATGTTTTTTGCTGTGTGGCTAGACAACTTTACAGCAGAGTTTTGTGTCAGTTCTTTATGTGTGCAAGCAAGCTTGAGGGGGAATTACTTCTGGCTGCATCTTTGCTTAAGAACAGCAATAATTTAATCATAAGGAAATGTATATAAGCCTGATTAAATTTCAGGCTTATTGAAATGTTAACTCCTTATTAGAGAGTAAATTCCATCCTCTTTAAGGAAGTCTATTACTTCAAAGAATGAGATAAAGAATTCCCAAGAACCAAAAGCATATGCATGAATTTCGTAAGGTGCAAAATGGAATCTAAATCCATCACTATTTATTGTGAACGAGTCTAAGTTACTATCCATGATACCCGTTGCAAACGTACTAATGTCGTCCTCACTTGGTTTTTCACCAGTTTTCTCCCAAAATTCACGAGCTGATTCAGAGATTATTTTTTGTTTTATCTTATTAATCGCTTCTTGCTCTTTCCCTTCGGTAAATACATCCCATAAACTAAATTTGTATGCGTAGTCATCCTTGGTTATTACGAAATTACTAGTTTCAAAATGACTGTTAGGGTGTGCTGCTCCCGCACCATACCAATGTACGGAATGAAGGATGCTCATGACATTTTCGTTACAGTATGAGATGTTATAACTTTCATTATAGGAACTAGTGTAAGTGTGTTTATATTCTTCATCCCAATATGGTGTTCCTGGCCATAGTGATGTGCGTTCAGAAAAAATATGTAAAGCCGCTTTTCCTGAAAAGTAATCACTAATGAGTTTTGCTGATTTCGGTAATGTATGGCTTTCAATTCTTGGATATGCTATTTCAATTTCATGCCCTGGGATCTTGTTATATTCTTCCTTGAAAACCTCGCTGCTAAAGTTAAATGGCCCATAAGTGATACCTTGAGATATTTCAAGTTTTTGTTGCGATGCTGCTAATCTTAAAGATCTAGATAAAATGTCCCAACCATCATTTCTCTTAAAATCAATGAATTGGAGCTTGCTTGATATGTAGGCGGGTACTTCGCAATCATCAATAAGTAATGGTATCACGAACACATCATCTGGTTTGTAATACTTTAGTTTATCAATGGCGTCATTTATTTCGCGGCGAATATAACCATTTTTCTGAGTGCTCACTTTGCTAAGGATAAGGATTATCAAGTTTGAATTAGCGAAGTTTTTTTGGATTTCATAATCCCAGTTTACGCCAGCGGGTATATCTTTTACATCCATCCAAGGGGAATATCCTCCACTTTTTAGCCTTTCATAGATTTCTTCAGTTATCGTTTCATCTTCTTTTGCATGAGCAAGAAAAATTTTCATTGAATATTCCTTTATAATTTAACTAATTAAGTGAAGGAGGCTTTACTTGGCTGTGTTAGAAAAAATTCGGTTTGTTTTTTGTATGATGCCAAGAAGGCTTTTCCCTAACCATGTATTGCAGCATGTATTGCTACGTAATTCTGCACCCTCTCATTTATAAAATAAATCTCTGTTAAATCAAGTATCTTTTTTCTATTTGACTCATGTAGCCGAAGCATGAGGTGAATCCGCAGATGACCCTGCGTCGCCTGCCGGATGAAGATCCGCAGAATCTGGCGGACCCGGCTTACCGCCGCCGTCGCATCATCATGCAGAACATGCGTGACGAAGAGCTGGCCATTGCCCAGGTCGAAGAGATGCAGGCAGTTTCTGCCGTGCTTAAGGGCAAATACACCATGACCGGTGAAGCCTTCGATCCGGTTGAGGTGGATATGGGCCGCAGTGCGGCGAATAACATCACGCAGTCCGGCGGCACGGAGTGGAGCAAGCGTGACAAGTCCACGTATGACCCGACCGACGATATCGAAGCCTACGCGCTGAACGCCAGCGGTGTGGTGAATATCATCGTGTTTGATCCGAAAGGCTGGGCGCTGTTCCGTTCCTTCAAGGCCGTCAAGGAGAAGCTGGATACCCGTCGCGGCTCTAATTCCGAGCTGGAGACAGCGGTGAAAGACCTGGGCGAAGCGGTGTCCTACAAGGGGATGTATGGCGATATGGCGATCGTCGTGTATTCCGGACAGTATGTGGAAAACGACGTCAAAAAGAACTTCCTGCCGGACAACACGATGGTGCTGGGGAACACTCAGGCACGCGGTCTGCGCACCTATGGCTGCATTCAGGATGCGGACGCACAGCGCGAAGGCATTAACGCCTCTGCCCGCTACCCGAAAAACTGGGTGACCACTGGCGATCCGGCGCGTGAGTTCACCATGATTCAGTCAGCACCGCTGATGCTGCTGGCTGACCCTGATGCGTTCGTGTCCGTACAACTGGCGTAATCGTGGCCCTTCGGGGCCATTTTCTCTCTGTGGATGAGTCCATGACGAAAGATGAACTGATTGCCCGTCTCCGCTCGTTGGGTGAGCAACTGAACCGTGATGTCAGCCTGACGGGGACGAAAGAAGAACTGGCGCTCCGTGTGGCAGAGCTGGAAGAAGAGCTTGATGACACGGATGACACTGCCGGTCAGGACACCCCTCTCAGCCCGGAAAATGTGCTGACCGGGCATGAACATGAGGCTGTATCAGCGCAGCCGGATACCATGATTCAGGATGCGGCTGATCTGGTCACCGTTGTGGCACTGGTGACGCTGCATACTGATGCACTTCACGCCACGCGGGATGAACCTGTGGCATTTGTGATGCAGGGAACGGCGTTCCGTGTCTCTGCCGGTGTGGCAGCTGAAATGACAGAACGTGGCCTGGCCAGAATGCAATAACGGGAGGCGCTGTGGCTGATTTCGATAACCTGTTCGATGCTGCCATTGCCCGCGCCGATGAAACGATACGCGGGTACATGGGAACATCAGCCACCATGACATCCGGTGAGCAGTCCGGTGCGGTGATACGTGGTGTTTTTGATGACCCTGAAAATATCAGCTATGCCGGACAGGGCGTGCGCGTTGAAGGCTCCAGCCCGTCCCTGTTTGTCCGGACTGATGATGTGCGGCAGCTGCGGCGTGGAGACACGCTGACCATCGGTGAGGAAAATTTCTGGGTAGATCGGGTTTCGCCGGATGATGGCGGAAGCTGTCATCTCTGGCTTGGACGGGGCGTGCCGCCTGCCGTTAACCGTCGCCGCTGAAAGGGGGATGTATGGCCATAAAAGGTCTTGAGCAGGCCGTTGAAAACCTCAGCCGTATCAGCAAAACGGCGGTGCCCGGTGCCGCCGCAATGGCCATTAACCGCGTTGCTTCATCCGCGATATCGCAGTCGGCGTCACAGGTTGCCCGTGAGACAAAGGTACGCCGGAAACTGGTAAAGGAAAGGGCCAGGCTGAAAAGGGCCACGGTCAAAAACCCGCAGGCCAGAATCAAAGTTAACCGGGGGGATTTGCCCGTAATCAAGCTGGGTAATGCGCGGGTTGTCCTGTCCCGCCGCAGGCGTCGTAAAAAGGGGCAGCGTTCATCCCTGAAAGGTGGCGGCAGCGTGCTTGTGGTGGGTAACCGTCGTATTCCCGGCGCGTTTATTCAGCAACTGAAAAATGGGCGGTGGCATGTCATGCAGCGTGTGGCCGGGAAAAACCGTTACCCCATTGATGTGGTGAAAATCCCGATGGCGGTGCCGCTTACCACGGCGTTTAAACAGAATATTGAACGGATACGGCGTGAACGTCTTCCGAAAGAGCTGGGCTATGCGCTGCAGCATCAACTGAGAATGGTAATAAAGCGATGAAACATACTGAACTCCGTGCAGCCGTACTGGATGCACTGGAGAAGCATGACACCGGGGCGACGCTTTTTGATGGTCGCCCCGCTGTTTTTGATGAGGCGGATTTTCCGGCAATTGCCGTTTATCTCACCGGCGCTGAATACACGGGCGAAGAGCTGGACAGCGATACCTGGCAGGCGGAGCTGCATATTGAAGTTTTCCTGCCTGCTCAGGTGCCGGATTCAGAGCTGGATTCGTGGATGGAGTCCCGGATTTATCCGGTGATGAGCGATATCCCGGCACTGTCAGATTTGATCACCAGTATGGTGGCCAGTGGCTATGACTACCGGCGCGACGATGATGCGGGCCTGTGGAGTTCAGCCGATCTGACTTATGTCATTACCTATGAAATGTGAGGACGCTATGCCTGTACCAAATCCAGTAATGCCGGTGAAAGGTGCCGGGACCACACTGTGGGTTTATAAGGGGAACGGTGACCCTTATGCGAACCCGCTTTCAGACGTTGACTGGTCGCGTCTGGCTAAAGTTAAAGACCTGACGCCCGGCGAACTGACCGCTGAGTCCTATGACGACAGTTATCTCGATGATGAAGATGCGGACTGGACCGCGACCGGACAGGGGCAGAAGTCAGCCGGAGATACCAGCTTCACGCTGGCGTGGATGCCCGGAGAGCAGGGGCAGCAGGCGCTGCTGGCGTGGTTTAATGAAGGTGATACCCGTGCCTATAAAATCCGCTTCCCGAACGGCACGGTCGATGTGTTCCGTGGCTGGGTCAGCAGTATCGGTAAGGCGGTGACGGCGAAGGAAGTGATTACCCGCACGGTGAAGGTCACCAATGTGGGACGCCCGTCGATGGCAGAAGATCGCAGCACGGTGACGGCGGCCACCGGCATGACGGTAACGCCAGCCAGTGCTTCCGTAGTGAAAGGGCAGAGCACCACGCTGACCGTGGCATTCCAGCCGGAAGGCGCAACCGACAAGAGCTTCCGTGCGGTGTCTGCGGATAAAACAAAAGCCACCGTGTCGGTCAGTGGTATGACCATCACCGTGAACGGCGTTGCTGCAGGCAAGGTCAACATTCCGGTCGTATCCGGTAATGGTGAGTTTGCTGCGGTTGCAGAAATCACCGTCACCGCCAGTTAATCCGGAGAGTCAGCGATGTTCCTGAAAACCGAATCATTTGAACATAACGGCGTGACCGTCACGCTTTCTGAACTGTCAGCCCTACAGCGTATTGAGCATCTCGCCCTGATGAAACGGCAGGCAGAACAGGCGGAGTCAGACAGCAACCGGAAGTTTACTGTGGAAGACGCCATCAGAACCGGCGCTTTTGTGGTGGCGATGTCCCTGTGGCATAACCATCCGAAGAAGACGCAGATGCCGTCCATGAATGAAGCTGTTAAACAGATTGAGCAGGAAGTGCTTACCACCTGGCCTACAGAGGCAATTTCTCATGCTGAAAACGTGGTGTACCGGCTGTCCGGAATGTATGAGTTTGTGGTGAATGATGCCCCTGACCAGACAGAGGACGCCGGGCCTGCAGAGCCTGTTTCTGCGGGAAAGTGTTCGACGGTGAGCTGAGTTTTGCCCTGAAACTGGCGCGAGAGATGGGGCGACCTGACTGGCGCGCCATGCTTGCCGGGATGTCATCCACGGAGTATGCCGACTGGCACCGCTTTTACAGTACCCATTATTTTCATGATGTTCTGCTGGATATGCACTTTTCCGGGCTGACGTACACTGTGCTCAGCCTGTTTTTCAGCGATCCGGATATGCATCCGCTGGATTTCAGTTTGCTGAACCGGCGTGAGGATGACGAAGAGCCTGAAGATGATGTGCTGATGCAGAAAGCGGCAGGGCTTACCGGAGGCGTCCGCTTTGACCCGGACGGAAATGAAGTTATCCCCGCTTCCCCGGATATGGCGGGCATGACGGAGGATGACGTAATGCTGATGACAGTATCAGAAGGGATCGCAGGAGGAGTCCGGTATGGCTGAACCGGTAGGCGATCTGGTCGTTGATTTAAGTCTGGATGCGGCCAGATTTGACGAGCAGATGGCCAGAGTCAGGCGTCATTTTTCCGGTACGGAAAGTGATGCGAAAAAAACAGCGGCAGTCGTTGAACAGTCGCTGAGCCGACAGGCGCTGGCTGCACAGAAAGCGGGGATTTCCGTCGGGCAGTATAAAGCCGCCATGCGTATGCTGCCTGCACAGTTCACCGACGTGGCCACGCAGCTTGCAGGCGGGCAAAGCCCGTGGCTGATCCTGCTGCAACAGGGTGGTCAGGTTAAGGACTCCTTCGGCGGGATGATCCCCATGTTCCGGGGGCTTGCCGGTGCGATCACCCTGCCGATGGTCGGGGCCACCTCGCTGGCGGTGGCGACCGGTGCGCTGGCGTATGCCTGGTATCAGGGTAACTCAACCCTGTCCGATTTCAACAAAACGCTGGTCCTTTCCGGTAATCAGGCGGGACTGACGGCAGATCGTATGCTGGTCCTGTCCAGAGCCGGGCAGGCTGCAGGGCTGACGTTTAACCAGACCAGCGAGTCACTCAGTGCACTGGTTAAGGCGGGGGTAAGCGGTGAGGCTCAGATTGCGTCCATCAGCCAGAGTGTGGCGCGTTTCTCCTCTGCATCCGGTGTGGAGGTGGACAAGGTCGCTGAAGCCTTCGGGAAGCTGACCACTGACCCGACGTCGGGGCTGGCGGCGATGGCGCGCCAGTTCCATAACGTGACGGCGGAGCAGATTGCGTATGTTGCTCAGTTGCAGCGTTCCGGCGATGAAGCCGGGGCATTGCAGGCGGCGAACGAGGCCGCAACGAAAGGGTTTGATGACCAGACCCGACGCCTGAAAGAGAACATGGGCACGCTGGAAACCTGGGCAGACAGGACAGCACGGGCATTCAAATCCATGTGGGATGCGGTGCTGGATATTGGTCGTCCTGATACCGCTCAGGAGATGCTGATTAAGGCAGAGGCTGCGTTTAAGAAAGCGGACGACATCTGGAATCTGCGCAAGGATGATTATTTTGTTAACGATGAAGCGCGGGCGCGTTACTGGGATGATCGTGAAAAGGCCCGTCTTGCGCTTGAAGCCGCCCGAAAGAAGGCTGAACAGCAGAGTCAACAGGACAAAAATGCGCAGCAGCAGAGCGATACCGAAGCGTCACGGCTGAAATATACCGAAGAGGCGCAGAAGGCTTACGAACGGCTGCAGACGCCGCTGGAGAAATATACCGCCCGTCAGGAAGAACTGAACAAGGCACTGAAAGACGGGAAAATCCTGCAGGCAGATTACAACACGCTGATGGCGGCGGCGAAAAAGGATTATGAAGCGACGCTGAAAAAGCCGAAACAGTCCGGCGTGAAGGTGTCTGCGGGCGATCGTCAGGAAGACAGTGCTCATGCTGCCCTGCTGACGCTTCAGGCAGAACTCCGGACACTGGAGAAGCATGCCGGAGCGAATGAGAAAATCAGCCAGCAGCGCCGGGATTTGTGGAAGGCAGAAAGTCAGTTCGCGGTACTGGAGGAGGCGGCACAACGTCGCCAGCTGTCCGCACAGGAGAAATCCCTGCTGGCGCATAAAGACGAGACGCTGGAGTACAAACGCCAGCTGGCTGCACTTGGCGATAAGGTCACGTATCAGGAGCACCTGAATGCGCTGGCGCAGCAGGCGGATAAATTCGCACAGCAACAACGGGCAAAACGGGCAGCCATTGATGCGAAAAACCGGGGGCTGACTGACCGGCAGGCAGCGCGGGACGCCACGGAACAGCGTCTGAAGGAACAGTATGGCGATAATCCGCTGGCGCTGAATAACGTCATGTCAGAGCAGAAAAAGACCTGGGCAGCTGAAGACCAGCTTCGCGGGAGCTGGATGGCAGGCCTCAAGTCAGGCTGGAGTGAGTGGGAAGAGAGCGCCACGGACAGTATGTCGCAGGTTAAAAGTGCAGCCACGCAGACCTTTGATGGTATTGCACAGAATATGGCGGCGATGCTGACCGGCAGTGAACAAAACTGGCGCAGCTTCACCCGATCCGTGCTGTCCATGATGACAGAAATTCTGCTTAAGCAGGCAATGGTGGGGATTGTCGGGAGTATCGGCAGCGCCATTGGCGGTGCTGTTGGTGGCGGCGCATCCGCGTCAGGCGGTACAGCCATTCAGGCAGCTGCGGCGAAATTCCATTTTGCGACAGGGGGATTTACGGGAACCGGCGGCAAATATGAGCCAGCGGGGATTGTTCACCGTGGTGAATTTGTCTTCACGAAGGAGGCAACCAGCCGGATTGGCGTGGGGAATCTCTACCGGCTGATGCGCGGCTATGCCACCGGTGGTTATGTCGGTACACCGGGCAGCCTGGCGGACAGCCGGTCGCAGGCGTCCGGGAAGTTTGAGCAGAATAACCATGTGGTGATTAATAACGACGGCACGAACGGGCAGATAGGTCCGGCTGCTCTGAAGGCGGTGTATGACATGGCCCGTAAGGCGGCAATGGATGTTGTGACCGGGCAGATGCGTGATGGTGGTCTGTTCTCCGGAGGTGGACGATGAAAACCTTCCGCTGGAAAGTGAAACCCGGTATGGATGTGGCTTCGGCTCCTTCCGTCAGGAAGGTGCGCTTTGGTGATGGCTATTCCCAGCGCGCGCCTGCCGGGCTGAATGCCAACCTGAAAACGTACAGCGTGACGATTTCTGTCCCCCGTTGGGAGGCCACGGCGCTGGAATCGTTTCTGGCAGAGCACGGAGGCTGGAAAGCCTTTCTGTGGACGCCGCCTTATGACTGGCGGCAGATAAAGGTGACCTGCGCAAAATGGTCGTCGCGGGTCAGTATGTTGCGTGTTGAGTTCAGCGCAGAGTTTGAACAGGTGGTGAACTGATGCAGGATATCCGACAGGAAACACTGAATGAATGCACCCGTGCGGAGCAGTCTGCCTGCGTGGTGCTCTGGGAAATCGATCTGACAGAGGTTGGTGGAGAACGTTATTTTTTCTGTAATGAGCAGAACGAAAAAGGTGAGCCGGTCACCTGGCAGGGGCGACAGTATCAGGCGTATCCCATTCAGGGGAGTGGTTTCGAACTGAATGGCAAAGGTACCAGTACGCGCCCCACGCTGACGGTTTCTAACCTGTACGGTATGGTCACCGGGATGGCGGAAGACCTGCAGAGTCTGGTCGGCGGAACGGTGGTCAGGCGTAAGGTTTATGCCCGTTTTCTGGATGCGGTGAACTTCGTCAACGGAAACAGCGACGCCGATCCGGAGCAGGAGGTGATCAGCCGCTGGCGCATCGAGCAGTGCAGCGAACTGAGCGCGGTCAGTGCCTCCTTTGTACTGTCCACGCCGACGGAAACGGATGGCGCTGTTTTTCCGGGACGTATCATGCTGGCCAACACCTGCACCTGGACCTATCGCGGTGATGAGTGCGGTTATCACGGTCCGGCTGTCGCGGATGAATATGACCAGCCGACAACCGATATCACGAAGGATAAATGCAGCAAATGCCTGAGTGGCTGTAAGTTTCGCAATAACGTCGGCAACTTTGGCGGCTTCCTTTCCATTAACAAACTTTCGCAGTAAATCCCATGACAGAGACAGAATCAGCGATTCTGGCGCACGCCCGGCGATGTGCGCCAGCGGAGTCGTGCGGCTTCGTGGTGAGAACGCCGGAGGGGGAAAGATATTTTCCCTGCGTGAATATCTCCGGTGAGCCTGAGGCGTATTTCCGGATGTCGCCGGAAGACTGGCTGCAGGCAGAAATGCAGGGTGAGATAGTCGCGCTGGTGCACAGCCATCCCGGTGGTCTGCCCTGGCTGAGTGAAGCCGACCGGCGGCTGCAGGTGCAGAGTGATTTGCCGTGGTGGCTGGTCTGCCGGGGGGCGATTCATAAGTTCCGCTGTGTGCCGCATCTTACCGGGCGGCTCTTTGAGCACGGGGTGACGGACTGTTTCACGCTGTTCCGGGATGCTTACCATCTGGCGGGGATTGAGATGCCGGATTTTCATCGTGAGGATGACTGGTGGCGTCACGGTCAGAATCTCTATCTGGATAATCTGAAGGCCACAGGGCTGTATCAGGTGCCGCTGTCAGCGGCGCAGCCGGGCGATGTGCTGCTGTGCTGTTTTGGTTCATCTGTGCCGAATCATGCCGCCATTTACTGTGGTGACGGCGAGCTGCTGCACCATATTCCTGAACAACTGAGCAAACGAGAGAGGTATACCGACAAATGGCAGCGACGCACACACTCCCTCTGGCGTCACCGGGCATGGCACGCATCTGCCTTTACGGGGATTTACAACGATTTGGCCGCCGCATCGACCTTCGTGTGAAAACGGGGGCCGAAGCCATCCGGGCGCTGGCCACACAGCTCCCTGCGTTTCGTCAGAAACTGAGCGACGGCTGGTATCAGGTACGTATTGCCGGGCAGGATGTCAGCACGTCCGGATTAACGGCGCAGTTACATGAGGATCTGCCTGACGGCGCTGTGATTCATATCGTTCCTAGAGTCGCCGGGGCCAAGTCAGGTGGCGTATTCCAGATTGTCCTGGGGGCAGCCGCCATTGCCGGATCATTCTTTACCGCCGGAGCCACCCTTGCAGCATGGGGGACAGCCATTGGGGCCGGTGGTATGACCGGCATTATGTTTTCTCTCGGTGCCAGTATGGTGCTCGGCGGTGTGGCTCAGATGCTGGCACCGAAAGCCAGAACTCCCCGCACACAGACAACGGATAACGGTAAGCAGAACACCTATTTCTCCTCACTGGATAACATGGTTGCCCAGGGCAATGTTATGCCTGTTCTGTATGGTGAAATGCGCGTGGGGTCACGTGTGGTATCTCAGGAGATCAGCACGGCAGATGAAGGGGACGGTGGTCAGGTTGTGGTGATTGGTCGATGATGCAAAATATTTTATGTGAAACCGCCTGCGGGCGGTTTTGTCGTTTATGGAGCATGACGAATGGGTAAAGGCAGCAGTAAGGGGCATACCCCGCGCGAAGCGAAGGACAACCTGAAATCCACGCAGTTACTGAGTGTGATTGATGCCATCAGCGAAGGGCCGATTGAAGGTCCGGTGGATGGATTAAAAAGCGTGCTGCTGAACAGTACACCGGTGCTGGACAGTGAGGGGAATACCAACATCGCCGGTGTCACGGTGGTGTTCCGGGCAGGTGAACAGGAGCAGACACCGCCGGAGGGATTTGAATCCTCCGGATCCGAGACGGTGCTGGGTACGGAAGTGAAATACGACACGCCGATCACCCGGACCATCACGTCTGCAAACATCGACCGTCTGCGCTTTACCTTCGGTGTGCAGGCACTGGTGGAAACCACCTCAAAGGGGGACCGGAATCCATCGGAAGTCCGCCTGCTGGTTCAGATACAACGTAACGGTGGCTGGGTGACGGAAAAAGACATCACCATTAAGGGCAAAACCACCTCGCAGTATCTGGCCTCGGTGGTGGTGGGTAACCTGCCGCCGCGCCCGTTTAATATCCGGATGCGCAGGATGACGCCGGACAGCACCACAGACCAGCTGCAGAACAAAACGCTCTGGTCGTCATACACCGAAATCATCGATGTGAAACAGTGCTACCCGAACACGGCACTGGTCGGCGTGCAGGTGGACTCGGAGCAGTTCGGCAGCCAGCAGGTGAGCCGTAATTATCATCTTCGCGGACGCATTCTGCAGGTGCCGTCGAACTATAACCCGCAGACGCGGCAATACAGCGGTATCTGGGACGGAACGTTTAAGCCAGCATACAGCAACAACATGGCCTGGTGTCTGTGGGATATGCTGACCCATCCGCGCTACGGCATGGGGAAACGTCTTGGTGCGGCGGATGTGGACAAATGGGCGCTGTATGTCATCGGCCAGCATTGCGAGCAGTCGGTGCCGGACGGTTTTGGCGGCACGGAGCCGCGCATCACCTGTAATGCGTACCTGACCACACAGCGTAAGGCGTGGGATGTGCTCAGTGATTTCTGCTCGGCGATGCGCTGTATGCCGGTATGGAACGGGCAGACGCTGACGTTCGTGCAGGACCGACCGTCGGATAAGGTGTGGACCTATAACCGCAGTAATGTGGTGATGCCGGATGATGGCGCGCCGTTCCGCTACAGCTTCAGCGCCCTGAAGGACCGCCATAATGCCGTTGAGGTGAACTGGATTGACCCGAATAACGGCTGGGAGACGGCGACAGAGCTTGTGGAGGACACGCAGGCCATTGCCCGTTACGGTCGTAACGTCACGAAGATGGATGCTTTTGGCTGTACCAGCCGGGGGCAGGCACACCGCGCCGGGCTGTGGCTGATTAAAACGGAGCTGCTGGAAACGCAGACCGTGGACTTCAGCGTGGGCGCAGAAGGGCTTCGCCATGTACCGGGCGATGTCATTGAAATCTGCGATGATGACTATGCGGGCATCAGCATCGGCGGGCGCGTGCTGGCGGTGAACAGCCAGATGCGGACACTGACGCTCGACCGTGAAATCACGCTGCCAGCCTCCGGCACCACGCTGATAAGCCTGGTTGACGGGCAGGGGAGTCCGGTCAGCGTGGAGGTTCAGTCCGTCACCGACGGCGTGAAGGTAAAAGTGAGCCGGGTTCCTGACGGTGTTGCTGAATACAGCGTGTGGGGGCTTAAGCTGCCGACGCTGCGCCAGCGCCTGTTCCGCTGCGTGAGTATCCGTGAGAACGACGACGGCACGTATGCCATCACCGCCGTGCAGCATGTACCGGAGAAAGAGGCCATCGTGGATAACGGGGCGCACTTTGACGGCGACCAGAGCGGCACGGTGAATGGTGTCACGCCGCCAGCAGTGCAGCACCTGACCGCAGAAGTCACCGCAGACAGCGGGGAATACCAGGTGCTGGCGCGCTGGGATACGCCGAAGGTGGTGAAGGGTGTGAGCTTTATGCTTCGCCTGACCGTGGCAGCGGATGACGGCAGTGAGCGGCTGGTCAGCACGGCCCGGACGACGGAAACCACATACCGATTCACGCAACTGGCGCTGGGAAACTACAGGCTGACAGTCCGGGCGGTAAATGCGTGGGGACAGCAGGGCGATCCGGCGTCGGTATCGTTCCGGATTGCCGCACCGTCAGCGCCGTCGCGGATTGAGCTGACTCCGGGCTATTTTCAGATCACCGCCACGCCGCATCTTGCCGTTTATGATCCGACGGTACAGTTTGAGTTCTGGTTCTCGGAAAAGCAGATTGCGGATATCAGGCAGGTTGAAACCACAGCCCGCTATCTTGGCACGGCGCTGTACTGGATAGCTGCCAGTATCAATATCAGGCCGGGCCATGATTATTATTTTTACGTTCGCAGTGTGAACACCGTTGGCAAATCGGCATTCGTGGAGGCTGTCGGTCGGGCGAGCGATGATGCGGAAGGTTACCTGGATTTTTTCAAAGGCCAGATAACTGAATCCCATCTCGGCAAGGAGCTGCTGGAAAAAGTCGACCTGACAGAGGATAACGCCAGCAGACTGGAGGAGTTTTCGAAAGAGTGGAAAGACGCCAACGATAAATGGAATGCCATGTGGGGCGTCAAAATTGAGCAGACCGAAGACGGCAGGCATTATGTCGCGGGGCTTGGCCTCAGCATGGAGGATACAGAGGAAGGCAAACTGAGCCAGTTCCTGGTTGCCGCTAACCGTATCGCGTTTATTGACCCGGCAAACGGGAATGAAACGCCGATGTTTGTGGCGCAGGGCAACCAGATATTCATGAACGAAGTGTTCCTGAAGTATCTGACGGCTCCCACCATTACCAGCGGCGGCAATCCTCCGGTATTTTCCCTGACACCGGACGGGCGGCTGACGGCGAAAAATGCCGATATCAGCGGTAACGTGAATGCGAACTCCGGGACGCTCAATAATGTCACGATTAACCAGAACTGTCGGATTCTGGGAAAACTGTCTGCCAACCAGATTGAAGGTGATATTGTCAAAACGGTGGGAAAAGCCTTTCCGAGAAATGGCAGTTATGCCAGCGGTACAATAACGGTCACTGTGTACGATGATCAGGCTTTTGACCGTCAGATAGTAATCCCACCCGTTCTGTTTCGCGGTGGTAAGCATGAAAACTTCAACAGCAACAACCAACAGTCATACTGGTATTCAACCTGTAAGCTGCAGGTGCTGAAGAACGGACAGGAAATCTTTCAGCAACCCGCGACGGATGTCAGCAGGGTATTTTCATCCGTCATTGATATGCCTGCCGGACACGGTCATGTCACCCTGACTTTCAATGTTTCTTCATATGGTGCTAATAACTGGACGCCAACGACCAGTATCAGCGACCTTCTTGTTGTCGTGATGAAGAAATCAACAGCCGGTATCAGTATCAGTTGAGTTTTATAACCCAAATACGGGCGCCAGAAATGGCGCCTTTTTTATTTGTGGAGTGAATATGGCAGTACAGATTTCAGGCGTGCTGAAAGACGGTGCAGGAAAACCAATACAGAACTGCACTATTCAGCTCAAAGCAAAGCGTAACAGCACCACGGTACTGGTGAATACGGTGGCCTCTGAAAATCCGGATGAAGCCGGGCGTTACAGCATGGATGTTGAGTATGGCCAGTACAGCGTCACCCTGCTGGTTGAAGGTTTTCCGCCTTCACATGCCGGGACCATTACCGTCTATGAAGGTTCCAGACCAGGCACGCTGAATGATTTTCTCGGTGCCATGACGGAAGAGGATGTCATGCCGGAGGCATTGCGTCGTTTTGAGGTAATGGTGGAAGAAGCGGCACGCAACGCCGAAGCCGCCTCTCAGAGCGCAGCGGTGGCAAAGAAATCCGAAACTGCAGCGGCATCATCGAAGAACGCGGCGAAAACCTCAGAAACGAATGCAGCTAACAGCGCACAGGCGGCAGCGACCTCACAGACTGCATCGGCAAACTCCGCGACAGCAGCCAAAAAATCAGAAACCAACGCGAAAAACAGCGAGACAGCCGCAAAGACGAGCGAAACCAACGCAAAGTCCAGCCAGACGGCAGCGAAAACCAGCGAAACGAATGCCAAAGCCAGTGAAACTGCGGCGAAAAACAGCCAGGCTGCAGCAGCTGAAAGCGAGAGCGCGGCGGCCGGTTCTGCGACTTCAGCAGCCGGATCAGCAACTGCTGCGGCTAACAGTCAGAAAGCAGCGAAGACGAGTGAAACTAACGCAAAGTCCAGCCAGACGGCAGCGAAGACCAGCGAAACGAATGCCAAAGCCAGCGAAACTGCAGCGAAAAGCAGTCAGGATGCAGCAGCCGAAAGCGAGAGTGCTGCAGCTGGTTCTGCAACAGCGGCAGCTAATAGCCAAAAAGCTGCAAAAGCCAGTGAAACTAACGCAAAGACGAGTGAAACAAAAGCAGCAGCTAGCGAGACAGAAGCAACGTCAGCCGCAACAAGAGCAGAGAATGCAGCCCGGATTGCAGAAGATGCCGCTGATCCTGCTTCTGTCCCTCCGCTTCCTGATATCTGGCTACCCTTGAATGATTCTCTGGAAGCGATAACAGGGTATGCCCCGGGCTATAAAACAATAACCATCGGCAGTGATGAAATAACAATGCCTGTTAATGGCATATGCCAATTTAGCCGGGCTTCATCTGCAACGTATATTGATAAGTCCGGGCATATTACCGTGGCAGGGAATAACGTTCCTCGTTTTGAAAAATATGGTTTGCTGATAGAGAATCAGCGAACAAACATGTTCGTAAATAGTTTTAATCCTGATGCCTGGAATAAAAGCGGTGGTATATCTGTAACATCATCAACAGATGAATTTGAGTTTAAATATGGACGTTTCACAGTAGGAAGCGACATAGCAGGAACGACAACAGGGAGAAATATATGCACAGTTGCTGGTAATAAAGGCATAGATGTGACTGGCGATGATCAGTACAGTAAAGGTCCGTATGTTACCGCGTCGTTCAGGGTAAGAAGTGATCTCAATGTTCGCGCACGTATCCGTTTTGAACGGTATAACTCGGAAGGATACACTTTCCTTTGTGACGCCTATTTGTCATTACAGACCCATGAACTACAAATTACGGGTGGTAATGCCCAGCTATTAACAGCAAACTTTGAAATCGATCCAGGTAGTGGATGGATATATTTTCAGGCAACCCTGAAATGTCTGCCAGAATGGGGAATGGTTGGTACGCAGTTGCAAATTGCAGCCGACAGAGCTGTGGGGTCTTTTGCAACAGGTGACTGGATAGAAGTAACCACCCCGCAATTTGAGTATGGTGCTTGTGCAACATCCTTTATCATAACGACAACAGAGCCAGCTACTCGTGCATCAGATTTATGTAAATTTCCGCTGATGAAAAATATGTATACCATGCCTTTTACGTTCATGGTGGAAGTCCATAAAAACTGGTTTATTTCTCATAATGCTGCACCGCGTGTCATTGATTCAGAAAATCACCAGTCCGGGGGCCCATTTATTATGGGGTTTGGTTCTTCTGGAACTATTAGTCAGGACGGTTATTCGTATTGCGATATAGGCGGGGCTAACCGACGTGTATATGAGTCATGCGGAGTAAGAGATCTCGTTATGGGATTCAGGGTTAAGGCTGACGGCATGACATGCTCATTTGCAAATAAGCATATAAGCACAGAAACAAAAACAGTATGGAAATATATTCGTGAAGCTGCCGTGATTCGTATCGGGGGGCAAACGACGACAGGATTACGACACCTTAATGGTCATATAAAAAACCTCCGTTTCTGGAACAGAGCATTGTCAGATACGCAGCTTAAGGAATACGTATAATGCGGGATATAACATTACGATTCGATAACAGAGAACAGTTTAACGCAATTGTATATGACAGTGGCCTGTTCAGTCTTGAAGAAGAAAATGGGGTTCTTGTTGATGTTATTGGCTGCATTATCGATTACGAGGAGCCAGAAAACGAAAGATGTACAGGCATTGATCGCGGTGGTTTTTTCGTAAACATGAGGATTGTTGATGGCAGTAAAAACATATCTTCTTTAATGCCTTTCATTACGACAGATCAGCATGTAAGGACATGGGCTTAATGGAGTAAGACAATGGTTACAAAAACAGTAATTCCGGGAGACATCACCACGCTAAAGGGAGATATTTCCTCAATTAACGGAAAAGTATCAACGCTTCAGACTGAGATGACCAGTGCAAAGCAGGATATCAGCTCCAGATACACAAAAACTGAAGTTGATAATAAGCTGAAAAACAAACTGGAAGTGAATGCTCTCGAAAGCGGTAATTATGGTGGAGATTTTTACCCGCTGACTGGCCGCGAAGCGTTTTATTTATGGGGGTTGGGCACGACTACTGCGGCGGCAAACCTTTATCTTAATCCTGACCCTGCAATTTCGTCTGTACTGCGGTCAACATCGTCTATCCGCTATAAACATTCAGTAGAGACGATAGATTCAGAGCACGCCGATGTCATTTTCAGGATGCGCCCTGTGTGGTACAGGTCGCAATGCGAAAATGACAGGCGTGACTGGGGGTTCTACGGATTGATTGCCGAGGAAGTAGGAGAAATTGCCCCTCAGTTTGTACACTGGCGACCAGCTAACGAAGATGATGCTCCTGAAGCTATTTCCAGCAATGGCCTTGTTGCCGAAGGTGTAATGTACGAACGTCTGGTTGTTCCACTGATTCACCATATCCAGAAGCTGACAGAAAGAGTTGATGAACTTGAGTCAGAATTAAAGTTGTTATTAACTTCCCGAAGCGATATCGGATAAAGGAGGAATAATGGATATAACACCTTTCCTTCATGCACTTTGTGCTGTGGCTGCGCAGGTACTGGTTGGTCTTTTTACCGGAAACTGGGCTTACGGGGCGATAGCCGGTTGTACGTTCTCATTGCGCGTGAACACACCCAGGCAGAATATCGCTGGATCGAAATGTTCGGGCATGGCAAGCGAATGAATATGCCGTGGTGGGGCGGTTTTGATCCGCGCGCGTGGGATGTGGCAAGCCTGATGGATTTTGCTGTGCCGGTGGTGGCGTGTCTGCTGGTCTGGCTGTTGGTTAATCGTGGGTGAAAAAAGGTGAGCTGTATATGCAACGGAGGAAGAAAACTCGTTGCTGGAAGCCTGGAAAAAGTATCGGGTGCTGCTAAACCGTGTGGACACTTCCGTAGCACCAGATATCGAGTGGCTTATTCAACCATAATAAACAGTATGTATATCATAGGTTATTAATTGTGAGTTTTTTCGGTGTGTTATTTGTTTGTTTGATGTTATGCTTTTGCGCCCCAAAAGGTTGTTTAGATGTATTTTATCAATTGATTTTCAATGTCGTTTAATAAAGAAAAATTAAGCAAGCTGGATGTTGGTTTTTTGTTAATTGAATGGTTCTAATAATGTTTTTTTACTGTTGTTGAATGTGACTTGATAAGAAATGCAAGTAAAAATGATACTCTTTTTATTTTAAATTCAAACGGTTGACATATATATAGCAAGAGGTTTCAGGTGCGTTGTAGTGAGTTTATGTTAATAAAAAGTATAGTAAGCGTTGAAAAATGTAACTTTGAAATACGTTAGAATAAAAAACAATATACATATAATAATTTAATCTTAAATGAAATTTATTAAAATTTGCAAACTATAATTTTGTGTATAAAAATATAAATGCACATCATCCTGATTATGATTGTGTATTTAATTGGTTGTTATTTGACTGCTATCAACTTGTTTTAATTTTATGATAGGTGCAAGATGGATTATGTTTGCTCCGTAGTTTTCATCTGTCAATCATTTGATTTAATTATAAACAGGAGAGTTATCTCGTTCAAAAAAAATTCATTGTTTATTGTAAGCGACAAAATTAGAAGGGAGTTACCAGTATGCCCCTCTAAACTAAGAATTGTTGATATAGATAAGAAAACATGTTTATCCTTTTTTATCGACGTGAATAATGAGCTGCCTGGCAAATTTACTCTTGATAAGAATGGCTATATTGCTGAAGAGGAACCTCCATTATCGCTTGTTTTTTCTCTGTTTGAAGGGATTAAAATAGCAGACTCACACTCCCTTTGGTTAAAAGAAAGACTATGTATATCCTTACTTGCCATGTTCAAAAAACGCGAAAGTGTAAATTCATTTATACTAACAAATATAAATACATTTACCTGTAAAATTACTGGAATAATCAGTTTTAATATTGAGCGGCAATGGCATTTAAAAGATATTGCGGAATTGATTTATACGAGTGAAAGTTTAATAAAAAAAAGATTAAGGGATGAAGGAACGTCATTTACTGAAATATTGAGAGATACTAGGATGAGGTATGCAAAAAAACTCATAACTTCAAACTCTTATTCTATCAATGTCGTAGCCCAGAAATGTGGCTATAACAGTACTTCATATTTCATATGTGCATTTAAAGATTATTATGGTGTCACGCCATCTCATTATTTTGAGAAAATAATCGGCGTCACAGATGGAATAAACAAAACAATTGACTGA